GCAGTCCCTAAACCAAAAGTAGAGAAGACTAAAGCAGTCCCTAAACCAAAAGTAGAGAAGACTAAAGCAGTCCCTAAACCAAAAGTAGAGAAGACTAAAGCAGTCCCTAAACCAAAAGTAGAGAAGACTAAAGCAGTCCCTAAACCAAAAGTAGAGAAGAAGGCTGTTCTTAAGGCTAAATTTGATAAAAAAAAGGGAGGGGACATGCCATTAATTATAGAAGGAGATATTCGAACTTATGAACCTGCAAAAGATATATTAACATCAATAGAACAAAAACAAGTACCAAAACCAACCTATATTTTTGATGATTCCATAATAATAGAAGATACAGATATTGAATCAGTAATTAACGAAGAATATTTAAATAGAGAAATAGAATTAGCTAAAAACGAAAAAGATAATCAACTTGCAAGTGAACAATCATATTTTAAACAAACAAAAAAAGCAGTAGAAACAATAGAAGAAATAAATGGTGGATCATTTAATATTGAACATACATTTAATAAAACTATAAATAATAAATTAAATGATAAAGATTATCAAATATACATAAATGATATCAAAATAATAAAAGATAATGATACAATAAATAATACTAAAGAAGGACTTGATTTTAATAGTATAAAAGGTGTGAACAGAGGTATAAATGAAGGTTATGAAAATACTTATTATGAAAAATGTAAATCATTTGATTATAATGATTATATAGAAAATTATATAGAAATGAAAATAAAAGCTTTCTATTCAAAGAAAGTACAAACTGTAACTGGAGGGAAAAAAATAAAACGTGTAATAAAATCTAAATATGAAAAAAAATATATAGGGGGTATGCCAAAATTAGATAAACTTGTAAAAATGCTAAAAGACAAGATAAAGGATACTGTTTATGGGATAACACTCGAAGTTACTGAAAAAAAAGCAGCTATTGAACCAGCAGTTCTTCAATATGATTTGACAATTGAATCCCAAAAAATTATAAAAGATATAAGTAATGATGATCAAAAAAAATTAATAGTAGATTTTTTTGATCAAGTATTAAATAGTGGAAAACAAAATATAGATAGTCCAGAAGTTAATGCTGAAGTTAATCCAGTAGTTAATGCTGTAATAAAAGCATACCGTGCTCAGAAAACAGTAGAAGTTGCTACTGAAACTGAAATATTAGCCTATAAACAAAAAATAGATTCTATTACTCATACTTTGAAATCTATTCAATATGTAGAACCATATGTATTTAATAAAATTTACCGACCAAATGAAAAGTTTTATGTTTATGGTATGCAACTTCCTCATCAATTTGATAGAGTTCAACTATTAGGAACTATGTATAAACTACATAAAGAAAATATATATAGTATAGTAGATTTACAGGACTGTAATAGTGGAATTAATGGCGGACACCCTAGGATTATAAAAGGGGTTGGCTGCAACCTATTTGACAGAAATTGTGAGATTGATACGTGGTCTAAAGCTATCACTACTGTTGATAGTTCTAAATCACCTCCAGATAATGCTAAATATTATGGTATTGAATATTCTGATATGACTGAAGGTACACTACGTACATGGAATGCTATATCAAATATTAAAAATATAATAGATAAGAAAAACAAACTTGTAGTGCACTGTTTAGCTGGAGCAGGTAGAACAGGTAGTGTTCTTCTTTACCTATTAATGCGTGATTCCTATTTGCTTCATTCAAATAAAAAAGATCCTGACAATAATGAATATATCAAAGAATTAAAAGAAAAAATGAGTCAAGTCTATTTTGGTTACAAAAATATTCTGAATTTTGTTTCTACAAAATTGTTTTCATATTTTACATTATTTGATGATGAAGATCTGAGCGATAATAAAGATTTTATTAAATATATGTTGGCAGAATTATTTGAATTTGGAGAAAATAAGAGTGATGAATTTCGAATTTCACTATTTAGAAAGAGACTGAACTATATAATTGTATTTCTTGCTAAAGAGTTTAATATAACAGAGTTTATTACCTACCGTGGTCGCAATTTTAATTTATCTTTAGCAAACAAAAGGGATTATATTTCAACATTTGAAATCGCAATTCATCATGCAGATATTATGGAGGATACAAATTTTCCACAACTAACAGGTGAGTTTTCTAGGCCTTATAAAGTAACTATTCTTCCAGTAAAAGGGTGGTCTTCTTATGAAATTCATGATATATTAGGAAATAAAAATCTTGAAAATAATAAACTATATGATGAAATAATGACTTGGATTGATTAATTATCATTTCCTATTTATAATCACATTATTTTTTTACATCTGATAAGCACTATAAACAATTTTAACCCAAAATCGATACTTTATTTTTATAATGAGCTTTTATATATCTCCCATTTTGTTTTTTTATTTATATATAGTAAAATGAACTCTTTTTTAAAAGGTGGTATAACATCTTTTAATACAAAAAAAATCGAACAATCCACTATATATGGAAAAAAAAACGCTACGCATATGTTTCCTTATCCTAATAAGCTACAATCATCCCCTACATTATCTTCATCCTACTATATACACACACAGTTCCCAAAACCTTTAAAAATTCAAATAAAGCCTCAAAACTTTAAAGCTAATAAGAATTTTACCTATTTAACACACAGTCTTCATAATGGTGATGCTACAGATAAAAATGGTGTCCCTATAAGTTCCCATAATCCCCCAGAATATATTACTTATGACATGTTATTATCAGAAGTAGGCATATATCTTGATGATGAAACTGTAGATGATGAAAAATTAAAAGAAGACTTTAGAATGTCATCTAAAATAATACAAGATGAATTAAAAAGAAAATTATGGATTATCTGGTATAAAATAATAAATGGCTATGATAGTTATGCCGAAGAAACTTATAAAAAAGAAAAACAAAAACGTCAGTCCCAAAGAACACGACACTTAAGAAGATTAACACAATTATCCCAAGCATCGCAATCATCCCATCTATCCCGAAGAAAAACTATAGGAGGTGTAGGTAGCAACCCCTCATCTCCTACATCTCCTACACCCGAAGACAAAATATTCTTTCAATATTTAAGTAAACAAATGGAGTACTATTTAAAAGCAGCTGATAGAGTAACTAAAAATCGTTACGGTTATACAGAACATGATGATGAAGTAGAATTCTTTCGCTATGCTAATGACCACGCAAGAATACCAATCGCCAAATCCTATGATATACGAATGCTCTTGCGCCAAAATATGAATGACGGTAATATTAATGTTCATAATGTTGTTTGTAAGTTTAAACCTGAAAATTTCCCTTATCCTGATCCTACCGGTTTTAATACAATTTTTCAACCTATCAATAATTTACATATATATGGCATGCAACTCCCTCATCAATTTAATAGAGAACTCTTGCTTAATAGCATGATCTATCTATTTCATATGAAAATATATAATATAGCCGATCTACATGGCTGTTCGAGTGGTACAAATAAACTAAATAATAGAATCAACCTTGGTATAGGTTGCAATCCATATGATAGAGAATGTGAATACCTTATGTGGGAAGCAGCTAAAAAACTTATTTTAGCTCAACCTGAAAGTAAATGTAATGAGATGAAGCCTTACGCATATATGACACAAAAAGATATAGATGACCTGATGCTTACATCTAATGAATTAGGCTATTTGAATAATGGAAAATACTATGATATAAAAATGGAAGACATGACTGCCGGCTTTTTGTGGTCTTGGAATGAAATATCAAAAATAAAAGATACCTCTAAAAAAGAAAATAGTATAATTGTGCACTGCTTAGCTGGTGCTGGTAGAACAGGAAGTGTGATGCTCTATCTAATACTGCGTGATATCAAGAATTTACTACCACCTGCTGAGAGAGATTCTTATGATATTGAGATAAAAGAGAAATTATCACGAGAACACTTTGGATTCAGTAATTTTCAAGAAGTTATAACCTTTTTTAAAGCATATTTCGTAAATTATAACTCTAATGTCGAGAATGCTAAAAGTGAACTCTTTAAACTTGGTAGCAAAATTATGGATAGCAAAACTACTGACTTGTTATTGCGTAAAGGTATTGAAAAAAGAGTAGTTAAAATGATATTAGATCAAGGTCTTGATGTCCAAACACGTGGTATCCTCGTAAGTAAAGGTGTTGATGACGCTACTATCAAGTTAATAGTGAAACAGCAAACTAAAAGCCAAGCAATCTCGTCGCTACTAAGACAAAGGCTTAACCGCATATTCTTCTTTCTTGCTAAAGAATTTGATGTTAAAGAGTTCTATACCTATGGACGAGCTACAAAACAAATTGTTAAGCTACCTGATGATGAGTTCTCGAACCCTGTAAAACGTACTATTGATGATTGGAAAACATATGACAATAACACAGTATTAACTTGGATAAATTAATATTAGATCTTTTTATTATTCCTTGCTTTTATTATCTTCTTATAATCCTTTACGGTTATTAAGTCGCCCTTATGTTTCACATATTCCTTCCGGTCTCCTGTCTTCTTATATATACACCTTTCCTTTCCTAAGATTTCTTTCCTATTTGCTCTTTTTGTTTTTCCTCCTCCTCTTATTTTATTTGATAATGTAATATCAATACTTGTAAAATTTTCATTTAATTCTTCTAATATATTTACTAATAGAGATATTAGCGTATCTATTGAATCATCCTTATCATCTATTTTCTTATTATATGTAAACTTAGAATATTTTAATTTTTCTATATCATTTTTATGTAAATAAAATAAGAAATTTAGTAATGATTTATCATCATTATCAGCATTTTCACGAAATGTTAAATTATTAAAAATTATAAAATTTATTTTTCCATCCATTAAATCATTAACATATGATTCATATTGCGAATGCTTGTCACCACCTTCATGTGCAATCATTATAGTACGAAATTTATCAAGCTCCAATAATTCAAGATTATATAATTTATTTATTTTTTCTAAAAAATATTTTAATATTATATATTTTTTTTCAAATATGTTTTTTCTTTTATTTTCAAATAATGTGTTTTTTATATCATTTAATGATTTAGTATAAATAATGAAAGCTTTCTTATCTGGATTTTTTATATAATCAATATAATTGAAAAATGTAATATCTTTTTCTTTTTCTTTCATTATTTTTATTTTAAAATTTATTAAGAATAAATGAATTTTAAATATAGAATCTAACTTTTTTAAAAATAAATTTAAATTTACATTATATAAATTTTTAGCGTTTTCTATATTTTTTATATGTTTTTGTTGAATAAATAAATCATCAGCAGTTGGTGGTTGTTCTATAACTGTTCGTGGTTCTTCTATATTCCTTCCAGATTTACTTAAACTTTCTCCCATTTCTATCCTATATTCTTACCAAATTCTATTATATACACATACTTTTATTTAATAGATTGGTATATACTTAAATATTCCTAACATATCATCATCATTCCTAACTACACATATCATATAAACCCATAACTAATCCCGATTTCAATATTTGAGCCTTGTCAATACTCATTTTTATCTTTTAATATTATTAAGAGTCAACGAACATAAATGCCTTTAGATATACATGTTTTGAGTATCGACAAGGCTCAAATATTGAAAATAAAAGCTAAATTAGTATGGTATAACAAAATCGATAGCAAAGTTCAGGCAATTATAAATACACCATGTACAAACAGAACAGTCGCTTTAGAACTAATTTACGACATATATAATTATGACATAAATAATGGTAAAAATATTCAAACAATTATTGACCGTATGAATATCCTACTTAGAGCCATTCGAATAGATCAGCGCCACGATTTTGACGATGAAGGCAATAGATGTTCAAGCGGCATCGATGTTAATTTTATACAGTTTTCTTTGGGAACTATAGCCGATGAATTAAAAAATAAATACATTATTCCACCTAATAGCAAAGTAGAACTTATATCATCACAGACTGAATTATCAGGACTAAAATACTATTGTATGGATATTGGCGTAAGAGACGGGAATGCTAAAAAATTAGAAGATACAATCGAAAAAACCCTAAAAGAAGAAATAGATTTGAAAAAGTCCATGTGTTGTTCAAAAATATCTACAATCGCACAAATTATTGATTCAGCCGGTTGTGCTTATAACAAAGAGAACCTGAACAGTTATGACGCTGTTTCTTGTACATTTTGTAATAATGAAATGACCATGTATAATATCGGTTTTATATTTTATCAAGGATTTTTTGAATATTTTAGCAATAAAGATACATTTTTCATATTTAAATATATGAATTCCGGTGCTGATATAACAAACAAAGTTGCTCTGGCAAATATGAGCGATTCCACTCAAAAAAAACTTAGATTATCCTTTTATCAAACAAGTAATCTTACCGAATTAACTTCTTCCAGCTGTACCATAGGCCAAAAAGGATTCTCAGTAGCTGGCATTTGTACATTCTTAAATAACGACAAAGGAATGTTTGACAAAGTATTTGTAGATTATATTAAAAATACTTTAGCGGGTTCGTCAGGAGACAAAGAAGTCCAAAGACTGTTTAAAACAACCACATGTATGTGTGTAAAAGGCTATGGAGACTTTGGTCAATTGATCCTTACAAGCTATTTAAATTGTCTCCAACCTTACATAAATAATATTATATTACTAACATGCGATAGGTTCTTAGCATATATCGCTTGTATTTTAGAGTGTCCTTTTATGCTCGGAACAACTATCGAACCTTGCTATTTGTATGATTCATCTGCTAAATTACTAAATAAATATATTGTTGACGTATGGAATATGTCTGCTAAAAATATTAAAATAATATGCGACCCTTTACATAATGATAAAGCACCATCTTTATTGTCAAAAGATATAAAAGCGCTTATAACAGCTCAACAAACTCATATAATTACTGAAAGGGCTCAAAACTCGCATAGCAAACCTATTGTTTATAATAATAAATCTAAAAAATTATTGAAAGTAGATGAGTTGCTAACACAATTTAATGAGGAAGAAACCAGGTTGTATCGACTATATTGTAATGACTATGCTATTATTTATAATAACAAATCTGGAGCTCCTTGCTATGAATTATATGATATATCAGCATTACAACAAACTGATGTTCAAACTTTCTTTACAAACCCTATGGCAAATATAGGGAATGTTAAGTTCATTTTAAAAGACCCTAATTTTTTTATGAACACCAATAATAATATAATAACAAATGAACAATTCACTACAGTACCTCCATTCAATAACATAAATCTCTTGAGAAAACATATAGAAACAACCACAAAATATTACAATATTTTTATAGAGATTAAAGTTTTTACTGAGGGTTTACAAGCTAAACAGAGTGCTCTTTACGAATATACGGGATACGCCGGAAGTAATGATGGATTTACTACTAATCTAAACATGTTTTTTATCAATAAGTATTCTATGGAGTATGTTAACTGGTTAACCTTAGGATATGGTAATAAGGAGACACTCGAAAATGAAATAAAAACTGCTGATGGCTATTTGAAAATATTACAACATGGTATTGAGAATATAAAAAAAGACCCATTAGGAGCCTTTAATAAATTTTTAACAAATAATTATAAAAAGAAGAATTCATGTTCTAATATATTAGACAGTCCTGAAATATTACTTGAAAACTTTCCTAATCTATGTAATATTTATATTAACGAACTGAAGACAATATCTACTAACCTCGAATATATAATAACATTTAACTCTAACACCTTCGTAAAAGATCAAGCTATTTGGGACAATTTTCTTATTAAAATAGTAAGTTATTACAACACTATTAAGGTCGCCTTTTCATATTTAATTACCACATTTATTGAAACTATAGGTGAATTAGCAACACTTACTAAACCGTATTACGTTTTTGAATATTATATCAATCTCTTTGAAAATCCCGAGATTACCTATATAACACCAAGTATGTTTAATTTACAAAGCGAACTTCAAACAAAAGAAGCATCAATACGCCGTATTTTAAAAGTTCTCAATATAAACAATATAAAATTAATAATAGATTTTATTGAAAATGTTAATAAAAAATATAACTTTGTAATTAATGACGTAAAACCATTAAAGGATATTTTGATAACCAGTATCGACAATCTAATCTTATCTGCTAACAAGCCTAAAGCTAAAGGAGGAGCAAAATCAACAGCATCCCTAACAATACGTGGAGGAATGTATGGAGGAATGTATGGACATGAATATATTACCAGGTATGACACCAATCTAACAGAGATACAAGATAAGATAACAGATAACTGTTGTGCGACTGTATGCTGTTATAAACCAGGAAGCAATATGGTATCTACAAATAGCGATGATAATGATATTGATTTACTAAAATATAATGAGTATCTAAAAGAATTAAGAATAATATTAAAATACTTGTATGGTAGCTATAAAAATGCTGAAGAAGAACTAACCTTATGGAATGTGTTCTGTTATTATTATTATATTAAAATAAATGGCGATATCTACCAGTATCAAGATACCAATTCTTCATATAGTTTGCTTGAAATTAAAAGAGACGTATCTATATGGGAAACTTTTAAAAGGAATTATCCTATATATCAATATATTATAGAACACCATTATTTCACAAATAACAAAGGGTTGCTATACAAATATATTAGGAATGAAAATGTTGACACTTCTATTATAGAGACATCAGGAGAAACCCGCTTGATTGTAAAGCGCTATAATAAATTTATTAATTTAGAAAATAGTATTAGCTATTATATTGTTGAATATAATATATTTGAACAAGAAAAGGTCGACGAGTTAACTAAAAAACTTGCGACTATAGGAGCTCCAGAAATATTAGGAAATCTCTATGGAATGTATGACCTTCAAAAAATGTTAGAGAGACCAGTCATACAACAATCTTTATTTGGTAAATCTATAAATAATACAAAAATACAAGGTTTGTCAACAAACAATATACTACCATATAAAATAGAAAAATATGATGAACATCTTTTAAAAGATTATGTGTTTTATAATGGCAGAGACAGAAATCTCGACGACTTTGTAAATCACTTACCTGACGAACAATCAGATATATTCTTAAAAATGTGCTTACTTGACGTAGGTGATAAAAAAGGTATATTAAAGTATATAAAGGATATTAGATTTGATCGGCTAATACATGCTATAGAGACTATAGCGCATTTCCTATCACCGCATATAATAGAAAATTTATCTGATAAACAATTTACTGAAATTATAAAAACACATTTAGGCTATATTAGCCCTCCTATGATGTTCTATTTAATGCCCGCAAAATTATTAGAATTCCTTATTAACTCTTCAATAGATATAATGACTGTAAGATATTATATGGATTATGCTTCAGTATTTGCGATCGAATCAATAATAGGAAGGAACCCGCAATTAATATTTAAATTACCATTCTCTAAATTTGAAGTTTTTATAAAAAAGGATGTTCTCTATTTCCAGTATTTGTATGATGATCAAAAGGTTGAATTTTTGATTGCTAATAGGGAATATATAGTATACGCAGGTGAAAAGGATAACCCTATAGGATACTATATAACTCCAGAACTTGTTTTACAGTTTTTATACACAGATCCAAGCTGTATACAATTTTTGTCATTAAATAATACTGGGTGGTTTATTGAAAACTTTAAGGATGTTGTAGAAACCAATAACATATATATTAAATTATTGACTGACAACCAGATCATATATATTATAAGGGATCTTATAATACCTCATTTACCTGACTCAACTACTAAATATATCCTAAAATATATGCTTCCTAAATATATTCTAAAATATATTAAAAATAAAATAATAAAATTAGATGAAGAATTTAGGACAGTATTTCAAGAGTTTACATCAGAACAACTTATATATATATTAGAATATACTGGTAATGATACAAGTTCCAGTTCAAGTTCCAGTTCCAGTAAAAGCCCTGGTAATAGTAAACGTAAAAGTAAGGATAAAAAATCACAAAAAAAAGGATTAGATGATAAACAAAAAATAGTATTGATAGGTTTATTAACACCTTATACTCAATTTATGATATTACAAACAAACTCAGAGATTATAAAGTATTTCTCAGATTCACAAGTAGATGCTTTAATTAATTTAAATCTTATTACACCTGAACAAGTGAAGAGGAACTTTATAAATCACTCTATAAAAAATGGACAGCTATTAAGCTATCTACATGATGATAAATTAATAGAATACACAAATACCGAACCTCGTCTATATAATCTTTTAGATATACCTAAGTTGACAATTATATACAACAAAATAATAAAAGAAAAGAACAACGATGTTGCTCTGTTAAAATTATTATACTACTTAAATGCTGAATACAAAGGAAGATTTATATTAGAACACCCAGAAATTTTAATAAAATATAAAACATATATACAATATTTATCAGCAGTTCAGATATACTATATATTAAGATTAAATATTAAAGGCGTATCAGGTAATTATCGCAATCAAGGCTACACCATTTTCAGCATTCTTAATGATGAAGAGTATGTTAAAAAAGGCTATGAAAAATGTAAAATATATATACAATATATGACAGATGAACAGATTACAGACCTTATATCGAAGAGATGGGTAATGAAAATCTCATCAACCACAGATACTATAAAAGAGATCAAAGAGATCGAAAAGTATCATGATAAATATATACACCTTTTACTTGAAGGTATTACAGGTGAGCAAGCACTAAAATTAAGAATATTTGACCCTAAACATGATCCTAAAAAAGATAGTGATTATGATGAACGTCATATGCCTAATCATGACCCTAAATACAGAGATGACCCTTTCTATCATCCTCATAAATATATAAACTATGTCTACGGTTTATCAGAAGATGCGAGGAAATATTTTATTAAAAATCTTGGGAGAGATGAAAAACAGAAGGAGCAGTTGAGAAATATTATAAAGGAATATCCTGAGCTATTAATATATTGTTCAGGAGAACAGATACAAGATTGTTTCAAAGTAATAGATATCATAAGAAGTCCTATAGCATATGAATATTTACATAAGATGGACGACGAACAGATAGCTGCGATTATTAAATATTCGAGCGAATATGAAAGCTATGTAAATGCTGTAACATCAGAGCAACTATATACATTTGCCAGTAATAATGTTGAGTATATTAAGAGGTTTCATGTTCAAAAACAATACGAAGTTATAATAAATAATCCTACTAACATAATATATATATTACCTGAACATGTTCCTGGTATTTTAGATAGATTGAGGTCTCGAAGCGATAGGAGCGTAGCAGGAATTATGAATCATTTATCTATAGAACAGCTAAAGTATTTATTTAATAAGGAGCCAGTCTATATTAAAGATTTAGGAGAAAAAAGAATAAAAGAATATCAACAAAAATTATTAGACTATGCTATAGAACAAATACAAAAGGATCCTAAATATTTATATAATGAACCAGAAATATTGAAGAATGCTTATTTGGAATTATTAGACAAGGGTGGATCAGGATATGATGGTTCTGCTGGTATAATATATGATGCCATAATTAATTATGATAGATACTATTTTAATAGTTTAGAAACAACATATTTGAAACCTATATTGAAACTAAGACCTGAATATATCAAACATGTATCACTATATGATCAATTATATTTTATTCAGGAAAACTGGATGTTGATAGAATATTTATCAGTTACAAAACTAAAGGGATTGATAGTGCGACGTAAAGATCCTTTTATTTTAGCTTTTCTACGTCAAAGATCAAAGCGTAATAGTACGTTTGATATAGTAAGATTTATTTTAGAGAATGATTGTAGCTATATAAGTTATGTATTAAGATTTAATGAAGAGAAAACAGCAAGGTTTTTAAAAAAATATCCTGAAATGCCCAGAACAGCTTACTTTAATAAGCCTGCTAAATACTATTCAGCACGATTTAAAAAAGATCTCGATATTTGCGTGAACATACTTTCGCAAATCAAAAGATTAAAAGAATTTCTAAAGAATCCAATAACACCTAAAACAAAAACAGTAAAGGGAATTAGCACACGAGGTGATATAAGCTATAAAAATGATTTAGGAGAAGTGGTAGGCTTAACATATTTAAATCTTTTACGTGAAGGAATCTTTAGCGACTTATCAACTTTAACGTCGATAGATAATGTATCTACCGTTTTACGCAATCTATCTGAAGAAGATGTATTGGAATATATAAGACAGTATCCAGAGTATATACATTATTTGTCAAAGGATCGTATATCAAATATTATACGAAGAGAGCCAAAGTATATATATTATTTAGAAGTTGATGATATACCTGAAGGGTATTTTACTGATTCAGAATATAAGAAACATATTACTGCTGAACAGTTTATTAGATTTGAAAAATTAAAACAAGGTAGCTCGTCGAGCAAGAGTTCTTCTGGTAAGAGCAAGAGTTCTAAAAAAAGTCCAAAACATCAACCTTTATATGGCCCCGATAATATCAGTCCAAGCGGCTTTTTATCTGATGAAAGTCTTGGAGGGAATCCTAAGATATATAAAATACCAAAATCGAAGAAATAAGGGATTGTATATAAGGGATTGTATATAAGGGATTGTATATAAGGGATTGTATATAAGGGATTGTATATAAGGGATTGTATATAAGGGATTGTATATAAGGGATTGTATATAAGGGATTGTATATAAGGGATTGTATCTACTAAGCATCACTCAAACTCTAATGGGGATTAAAATTTGAAGATAATTAATCTTATACACAATAAGTATCTTATTTTTATTATATTATCGTAATACTTTTTGATTAAAAATTATATTATTATTATTATATAAGAATGGCACAGCTTCCTATTAATCCAATTAATTATGATATAAGAAATGGTTCGTCATCGACATCAATTTTAAATATTGTTAATAACTTTGATTTATGGTGTTTTATGGAAAATGATCCTATTATGCGAAGGAAAAGACAAAAATTTGTAATATGTTTATTAGATACTGAACATGATCATTATGATAAGGCGAAGGATAAGCCTATGTGGAAATCTTGGATAGCTTATTATATACATAAAAGAGATACATTATTACCTATTCATAAAGATAATACCTCTATTCCCATTATTTTAAATACTACAAAAACTGAATTATTTAATAATATAAGTTCTATTTTATTAACTGGTAACGCAGCTCCTAAAACACTTTTGACTAAACACAACTGGCTAACAACATGTTGTGCTAATGCGACAGAAATAGGTTTTGAATTGTTTACAAGATGGATAAAGAGGAGAGATAATGCTTATGGTGATAAATTAATAGGATACTGTCAACATGGTTTTACTTTGCCTTCTGGGGCTAACGTACCTGCTACTGCTTTATCTCCTACAAATAGGGTATCAAGTATGGTTTATGCTAAAAAAGCAGAACAAGAACAACTTAACTCTATTATTTGGAGCCCAGTTAATAGTGCTCAATTATATTATTTATATGATCAAGGTGCGCCAAATTTTACTAATATAGGTACAAGTTCATGGAAATTAGCAATAGGTTTAGGTGGTAATTATGATAAGAGCGGAAAAAAAGGTTCAGGAACCCAATTTAATAATACTTCGGCTTCCAAGGTTTTTTTTAATGGAACTGATTTTGAAGGTATATTAGGTTATGACAATTTTGAATTAAATAATGGAGTAACAACAAAGGTTACACCTCGATGGGAAGGATATCTTCTTCTTCCTGGTAATACTAAGTATATACTTATTTCATCACTTATATCTGATCCAAATAAGGATAAAATTAAATCTGCTGTTCAACAGTTTGTATCAGGTGCTATTACTAAAGTTACAGGAATATATCAATATCTTAGTAATATTAATGGTGGAAAAAGTATTTTAAATGTTTTATCTACATCAAAAAACTTTAGTGAAATTAACGAAAAAGGAATATCACCAACTACTGATATCAAAAGGTTAGGTGATTGGTCTCAAAGTTTTGAAGTCAAAAGTAATGATGATTATTTATTTGCTACAGGCGATTATCTGGCAGCAGGGATAGCATGCTATTTTAATGAAGTTACAACATTATTAAAAATTCCTAAATTATTAAATGGTTCTAATGTTAAATCGACTTCTGGTAATTTGATTATGTTTAATAGTTCCATGGCACAAAAACCAAATCCTTTCAGCTGTAAAACAGGAACAAAAGGAACAATAGGAATAGAGGAGCTTTTTGTTGAGTATAGTAATTTTAGAAATGCAAGGAAGCAAGGACAATTAGGAGGAAAACGTACTAAAAAAAATTTAAAATTGAAGGGTGGCGTAGACGTTGACGTAGAAATGAAAAAGGATGAAGAATTATTTGCGAACGTAGAAATGGCTGATGAAATAGAAAAACACGATGACGCAGATATAAAAATAGATGATATTTATGTCTTTGTTAAATTAATATTAAATCCAGAAAAATATAATATATCTGAACAAAGCAAAACTGAATTAGAATTAATTAATAAAGAAATTAAAAATAAATTATTATCAATTATGGTAGGAACATTATATTTGCATCTTCAAAATAGAAAAAAAATAAATAAAAGAAAAAAAATAAATAAAGATGAAGAGATTTTACATGAGAATAGTCAAAGAAATTTTGATGTAATTAGCAAAGACTTATATAAAAAGGAACCGTCAGATAACACATCGCTTTATGTTAAAGATTTAGAAGTATCTGATGAAAATGAAAAATCGCCATTCACAGTATTACCAGAAACACTATTAATAGATGGTATATATTTTGATTTTATTAAAGAATATGATGATTACATGGAAGATAGATCTAACAATATTATTTATTGGTTACAATCAAAGGTAGGTGAAAGACTTGAAGATTTTTTTCATGAAGATGACAGAAGTTTAGACACACTTTCATATAATCAATATCTAAGCTATATTACAAATATACATGCTTTGTCAAGCGACTTTAAATCATCATTTGTTGTAAATGAGAGTGGTGAAGATTTATTAGAAGATCCTATATATTATGAAGATTTAGTCGATGACGATGGTGATACAACACAATTTATTAAAAATGAGCATTTTTATAATGCGTTTTATAATCTAACTTGTTTTAATATATTGGAACATTTTACTGAATTAATTGTTGAGGGAATAGAAGAATATAAAGAGCTAATAGTAAAAGTATCAACAGAATCAGAATCAGAATCAGAATCTTATGAACAAACCCATAAAATTGATATACATGCGCCGCCAAATATCAAATATTATCGTTACATGCCAACGATATTAACCATATATTCTCCTTACATGACAAATATATTAAATATAATAATAGATGAAATAACTGAAGAAATTAAAATAAAAACTGAAGAAAAAACAAAAAAAACTGAAGAAATTAAAATAAAAACTGATCAAGATGAAATAATGAAATTAACAGAGTTAGATTCTGAATTAACAGAGTTAGATTCTGAATTAATAGAGTTAGATTATGAATTAACAGAGTTAATATCTAAAATATCAAATTTGAAAAAATATTTACAAATAAGTAAAGATTTTGATACTTTGATGGTGTCAGTAAAAGCACATTCACAAGCACAAGCACAAGATCCGAGTGTTGCTTCTTCTTTTAGTAATATGCATCCGCAGCATCAGCAAGAAAACAGTCGATTACAAAGGAAAAGACGAGGATATGGTAAGGAAAATATATATAATAATGAACAGGATGTAGTAAAGAAACGGGATGTAGTAAAATCATTTTTAAATTTCGACCTAAAAAGAAGAAAACGAACAAATCAGGCAAGTTCGGTAAGCATTAATCTTGAACCCATTTTAAAAAATGCTGAAAAATTGGGGGGTAATATGAAGATTTTGAAAAGAGAGGATTTAAAACCAACACCTAAACCAGCAGTTCCTAAACAAGCAACTCATAAACCAACACCTAAACAACCAACTCCTAAACAATCAACCCCTAAACAACCAACTCCTAAACAATCAACCTCTAAACAAGCAGCTCCTAAACAAGCAACACCTAAAGCAACAGCTCCTAAACAACCATCACCTAAACCAGTAGTTCCTAAACCAGTAGTTCCTAAACAAGCAACACCTAAACAACCAACACCTAAACCCAAGAAGGCTCTTATAGTTCTTGATAAACAATATAGAATTAAGGAATTAAAAGAAGTTGCTAAAAATAATAATATTAAATTATCAAAAAAAGTTGATGGTAAGTATGTTGCTCTTAATAAAAAGGAGCTAATCACCACATTAAATAAGCGTAAACTTATATAACCTCATCATTAATACCAACATTATCTTGTTTTTCTTTAATATATTATATATTATATTCATATCTTCACAGCGACGCACATACATGATCATCAAATATTATAATATAAAAAAATGATACTTTTAATAATTATTATATATTAAAAGATGCCTCTATCGCATATATTTCATTTATCTGACTTACATATCCGTAATGGTGATAATACATTCTCAAGGTATGAAGAGTATAGCCAAGTATTCAAAGAAACAATCATTTCCTTAAATAGTAATATAGAAGATTCGAAGTTAACCTTTGAAGACTTTGTTATTGTTATTACAGGTGACATCTTCCACAATAAGAATGTTATTGGAAACTATGGGTTGTTTATATATCGTGAGTTTGTCCAATCATTATCTAAAATAGGCAGGTTGTATATCATATCAGGCAACCACGATTACGACCAAAGTGATGTTAATAAGCCTTCACTCGTTTATTCATCGACATTCGATATCCCTAATGTATTTGTATTAAACACATCAACGTCCTTTGTTATTGATGATGTAGGCTTCTCTTTTGTCAGTATTGATAAAACTTTAGATAAATATAGAAATAGTGGACGTATTCAAGATTTGCCAGCATTTCCCATAATAACAGAGAGTGTTAAATACAAAGTTGCGCTATTTCATGGCACATTTGCGTCAGCTAAATTATGTAATGGAAAATCAATAGAGGAAACTTTTAACCCTTATCCATTAGAATGGGTTAAAGAGTTTGACTATGTACTTCTTGGTGATATCCATAAGCGCCAAGTATTTAATTATAAGAAGAAGACTATTTGCGGTTATTCTGGAAGTCTTATACAGCAGAACTTTGGAGAAGATATTATACATCATGGGTATCTTATATGGAACCTTGGAATCGCTGATATCAAAGAAGTCAACATCTATAATGATATAGGATATATCAATATTATTGAAGATGTCTCTCATAATATCTTTATTAGAACGAATGGTGGATATACAGAGCTTCTCGAAACATATATTAAAGATAATATTAATTATTTTCCTAAGAATTTAGAAATAAAAGCTTTTTCAAATGTAAACTATCAGTCTCTTAGCATCATATTAAACTCCTTTAATATATTTTTCCATATTGTTTCTAAATTGGACAGTCTGAACAATATAAATAATAACATAAATAATCAAGGATCCTTACCAGCCTTACCAGCCTTATCAGCCTTATCAGTCTTATCAGCCTTATCAGAGCCATCATCTGAACTCCATAATGTCAACGAAGATAACCAAGCAGAATGCTCTTTGGATACTGACTATTTGCTCGACTATTTTAAAAAACTTCTATCTCCTGACAAATATAATATATTACTAAAAATAATAAAAAATAAAGAGACGTTGTTATTTGATATCAATAAATATCCTGAAGATTTACATAGTGAATGTATCAAGCGAAATAAAGATTTGGAGCCTATTATTAACTCATGTAATATTGCTGATGACACACAATCTCTTAAAAAATCCTTCTTGATTAAATATTTAGAATGGGAAGGATTATTATGTTATGAAAATAAATGCTGGATTAATTTTAAAGATTTGGATGCTAAAACATTTATGATTAAAGGATCTAATGGTACAGGTAAATCAGCTATCTATGATATCCTTCAGTTGGCTATATGGGCAACTAATAATAAGTTCGATACATACTCAGCTGGATTTATAAATCATAACAAGGACTCTGGATATACTATTATTGATATAGAGGTTGATAATATAACTTATCGTATTAAAAGAGACTTTTGTAAAAAGAAGGGAACCTTTAAAATAAATAACAAATCATCAATACTATATAGACACACAGACCTTTCAAAGTTAGTTATATTGAAAAAAGATAGCGCATGTAATGCTGAAGTTAAATCTCTATTTGGTGATATGAATACGTTCCTTTCAACCTCTATGATTACTCAGAGCATAGATAATGATATTCTTGCTCTTAACTACAAAGATACTTTGGCGACTATTGATAAATCCCATAATATCCAGTTTATATATCACCTTTATAACCTCTTTAAAACTGCTATTAATAAATACAAAGATTTTGGAAAAGTAATACAAAGTAAAAAAGAGGTTTACGAAAAGCTACTCTTTAATGGAGTAAATAGTGATGTTAATGAAGAGGTTATCTTGAAACTTACAGAAGAACTGAGAATACTTAATATTAATAAAAATAAGCGATTGAAAGCTTATAATAATATAAATGTTGATATTAATAATCCTGTATATTTGGCTATTGTCGACACCGATTATACAAGTCTTATTGGTGATATCTTAGCAAATGAAGAGAATACTATTTTATCAAAAGAAGTATATGAAAAATACAAAGAGAGACACGCACATTTTAAGTATTTGTATTGTATTAATGATGATAACAATAGCAATCTAAAAGAGCTAAGAAAATTAGCTAAACTATATTCACAGCAACTTGAAGACGAATTTAATAAATTATCATGTGAATGTGTGAATAAACCATGTGATATTTCATATATTCGTGATGAAGAGATTGCTTTGCGTGAATATATTAACATGGAAGACAGCAAAAGCGACGAAAGTTACGAAAGTGTCGAATCTGTTCTTATGACTCAAAAGAGTGATTTAGTAAAAAATAAGGATATATTAAGTGATTTGATTTCTAATAAACCCAACAAGATTTTAAGAAAGTTTCCTTGTAGGGACATAGGAACATGTAAGGGAACAGACATAAATATTGAGAATTTAACTTCAATAATTTTAAAAATTTATGGAGGAGATATGGATGTATTTAATGATTTTATATCTTCAAATACTAAACCATCATCAGCATCAGCAGCAGTATCTGTATCTCTAATAACAGAACCTATAAGCATAGAGCACTTTCAAAATATTACAAGGAACAAAGAAACACTTGAAGATGATATAGTAAATATTAAGAATATGATTGCGTCTTTAGAAAAAGACTTTAACAGTTTATTCTCTAACCAGCAACAATTAAAATATGTTAATGTTCCAAGAGAACCCCTAACATATAAACAATTTAAGACAGCCTTATCAGTAGCAAAGGAACTCAAGCAATTTAATATTGACATACTCAATACTCAAATAGCTGAAGATGAAGTTATTATGAAAGAATATCATCAAAAGGAAGAAGAGATTAATAAGCTTGATATTGATATAGAATGCTATAATAAAGAGCTTCAGGTATTTTTAGCAAATGATGAGTATAATTATAATCCTGAATGCTGTATCTGCTGTAATCGACCTTGGGTATCTCGAATTAAAGAGATAGGGATTATTGTTAATACTCTAAAAATCGCAAGAAATAATATTGATTATTCTGAGAATGACTTTGCGATTGTTAGGGAACGCTTTGAAGAGAATAAGATAATAAAAGATAGATATTATTTACTTACTGAATGGTATCACTATTATAAGTTTAAAGAGGCCTATGACAAGATTACAAAGGAATTAAATATTATTATAAGTTCTAAAAATACCTTGTATGATAGATTGAATGGTGTAGAATTAGAACTCCAAAGCATAACTGTATATACAGAGTATTTCATTTCATATTCATTTATGTTGTATGAAGAAATAAATAATATACGTCTATACGAGACCTATAAGGTATGGGAAAGTAGTTATAATAAAACAAAGATGCGTGTTGAGGAATTAGAGAAGACCATACATTTTAATGAGATTATTAAACCACGCATAGCTAAATATAGGGAGCTTAAGAGATGTTATGATGAATGGGTGTTGTATGAGAGAAACAAAAAAATTATAGATGGGTACCATTACTGTAGGTTAAATAAAATTATAGAGGTTAATGATTTATACAAAGAATATCAAAATAATGAGATGTTAAAACCCCTTATTAAACAGAAGATAGAATTACATGCGTATATAGAGAATAAAGATAGGGTTATTAAAAAATTAAATGATGATCTTGTAAAGTATACAACAATATACGCATATAATAATGATAATAAGAATAATTATAGTTCACTATTGGTGGTAGAAAGCGATATTAATAATATTATAGAGGTTCTTGATACTATCCTAATAAACTTTCAATCTTTTAGGAAGGAACTATATGAAAACTTTATACTTAATAGGCTTGTGAAAAAAACTAATAAAATTATTAAAACTCTTTGTCATGCTAATACTAAACCCTTTAAACTAAATTATAATGTCGATATATCGAATGATATGGTTCATATCTATTGGTTAATTCATAATGATAATATTGCGCATATTGGTAGCAGTAGCGATAGCGATAAACAATATATTTCAGTATCGCAAGCATCTGGATTTCAACGCTTCGCAATCTCCCTTGCTCTTCGCATGTCCTTATATTTCAATAATTATGATGTATTGTGTAGGCAACTCTTTATAGATGAAGGATTCATTAATTTTGATAAGAATAATTTGTCGGTTGTTCCGGTGTTTCTCAAAAGTCTCTTACATTACTTTAATACTATTGTGATTCTCTCGCATATAGATATTATCCAAGATTCTGTAGATGAGACTGCTGAGATTTGCTTTGATAAAGCGAATGGTGTTTCGATGATTGTTTACAATTAGTAATTGTTTACAATTAGTAATTGTTTATAATTAGTATAAGATATAGGATATTGGATATTGGATAATAATATCACATATATATAGAAAGCGAACCGACAAGCATATAGATATGCCTCGTGATAATCTAAAGTTATTAAATGTATCTGGAAAGAATAACAATTGTTTTTTCAATTCCGTATATATTGCTATTAAAAATAATGAAACATTCAAAGAGGTATTTGCGAATGCGTCATATGACTATAAAATACACAACGGAACGCAATTAAGAAAGTATATTACTGAGTTTTTAATATATAGAAGTCATAAGCGATTTAAGAGTTATCTTGAAATGGCGCAATCATTACTAAAAGCAATCTCTTCAGACAAAGCTCGATTATTAGAAATGCACGATGAATTAATGGATGTCTCTCAAATACTTAGTGTGAATAAAATAGAGATTGTTTCCTTAATAGAAGCAGGTATTTTAAGAGCTGATTTAAGAAAAAACAGTTCAATACAAAACTTGCTTGAAAAACATCTGCCAACAGAGGCAAGAATGCCTTCGATGCCCGAGTTTATTTTAACAATCCAATTTGTAAAAGACGCATTCAAAGTTATTATATTACCTATTATTTTAGGATCAAGCTCATCTTCGCATAACCCAAGAACTATGAATATTATTAACAAATATAATTATGGAAAAAAGAGAATGACATTTGATAATGATATACTAAGAACTATGAAGATTGATATAAAGAATGCTAATATAGTAAATAAGATCAGAAGCAGGATTGGAGAAAAGTTTGGCGATTTAAATAAAAAGAAGGGGTCTTCACGAATGTTATATAAGGCGAATGAATATACCTATGCTATTATTATAACAGATCAGGCACATTACCAAGTATTATCATTAAATGGAATGAATGCCAAGTATTATAAAGCAAGCCCTTATGATGACATGAGTATGTTTATTTACTCGACAGATAACTCTTTCAGTTTCTCACAAGAGAGTGTAAGAAGTCCTCCATCATATGCTGAAGGACTTAAGATGTAATCTTAATATACTTAATATACTGGGTATTTATTTAATTTTCTTTTCTTTATTTTCTTTATTATATCTTTTTTCAAACTTTTTGATATATGAGAGACCTTCTTCACGTAAATCTTTTAGATTGGTATATTGAATATAATAATTATCATTATTTGTAAATATACATGGTTTTAATATATGCTATTTAATATATGAGCTCGAGCATACATTATATAAACAGCGCTCCGCATCAATCTATAATAGATGTTCCAACCATGACCCCTGTATATATACCTTCTAATCATCAATCAGCTATACAGAATCCGCAGCATCCGCAGCATCCGCAGCATCCACATAATCAAAATAAATATAACACATGTGTTTTACAAAGGGAGCATATTGAACTATTACAAAATATAAAAGATAAGGCTTTTGTTACATCAATTCTTTGCTCTAAAAGCTGCGCTTTCTTTTCATGGATAAGAACGTTGATAAACGTACCTTTGATATTGTCATCTGGTGCTATGACTATTCTGAACTCTATGAATGATATAAATACTATTGAAATTAAATACGCAAATATTGTTCTTAATAGTTGTACAGTAACTATATTGAGTCTGATAGGTAATTTTAAGCTTGCTGAACGTGAATTATCATTCCGACAAGCGCAAATAAAGATGGACAAATTATATCATAATATCGAAGATAAATTACTAATAGATCCGTCTAATTGTAATATTGAAGATGTAAGGGATATCATTAAAGAATATATTATTATTTATGAACATTTAGAGTACCCTATTCCTGATTTTATTAGAGAACGCTTCAAAAATGGTAAGACATCTGCTATAGTTACACATACATCACCTCAATTAAATGTAGATTTAACATTATTTGACAAAAATAACAAAGTAAATTATATGAATATGATGAATACCATGATGTATAATACATATCCAGCTACATATCCAGCAACATTTCCAGCTACATATCCAGCAACATATCCTGTTACATATCCTGCTACATTTCAAGCAACATATCCTGCTACATATCCAGCTAAATATGCTGCTACATATCCCGAAGCAGCTGCCGCAGCCTTCGCCACAGCATATCATAATACAGCGAATACAGCCGATACAGATGATATGAACTTTCGAAAGAAATTAATGAGTACAACACATAGTATATATCCAAAATAAATAGCCATATAACTAAAAATATTAATAAAAATAATACATAAGATTTTCGACTATATAAAGAATATTGTAAATTACTAAATATATATGGAAGGTTTAATAGATACTCGAAACGAATATATTGAACATATACAGGATATTCTGAGTGTTGCGATTTCAAAGCGAATATATGCGATATACACCGAAATCATGGAAGAGAAAAAGGGGCTTAAGGGATTTCAAAACGAACTATATAGTATCCGTAAATGGAATAATAATATAGTGAATGACGAATATAAGAAGATTGTTAAATATACAAAATGTAAATACTTGTCAAATTTAATTAAGATCATTATCATAACAACTATAAAAATAAAGATATATGAATATAGAGATCAGTTTGATAATATTAAAATCAAGATACCGAATCCTGAAGATTTTGTCCATAAATGCTATATAAATGCGGCATCATTTTCATGGAAGAATGCCTATCTTTATAATAGGAACAACATAAAAGACGCAGAATATCAAAACAACCTCAATCTTATTGAAGAAAATATCAGAGCAATCATAAAGAAGACTTTCAGAGACTTTGTACCATTCGATGAAATATTTAAGCAGATCGAAGATAACCTTACAGAGAATGTAAATCAATATAAGGAGACTGGTGAAGACCAAGAAGACAGCGAGGATGATGAAGATGAAGAAGATAACGAAGCTAATAAGATAGAGATTGCTAAATCATCTAAGAAGACAAAGAAGATCGATGTTAAGTCTCCTAAAAAGGCTGCTACAAAAACAACAAAGGTCGAGGAAGTAGATCAAGAAGATGAAGAAGATGAAGATGATGAAGAAGATGAAAATGAGGAAGATGATAATGAGAATGAAGATGAAGAGGAAGACGAGGATGATGGTGAAGAAGATGAAGAGGAAGACGAGGATGATGGTGAAGAAGATGAAGAGGATGGTAGGGATAGCGGGGATGGTAAAGATGACGATGATGAGGACGACGAAGAGGACGATGATGAGGATGGTAAGGACGATGATGAGGATGGTAAGGGCGATGAAGATGATGATGATGATGAAGAGGGCGATGAAGATGAAATAGATGTTGAGGAAGATAAGGAAGATGATAAGGTTGATAAAGAGATTGTAGAAACAAAAAAGGTCATGAGGGAAACTTTAATACCCGCAGAGCTTGAAGATAATAAAATAAATAATATAGTAGATACACCATTAACAAAATTTAATGATGATAAATATAAAAATGAGGCAGTCAGCTATCAAAATCAAGAAATATCATTCTCAACGTTTGCACCGCTTACTAAAAGCAAACAAGAAAATCACCAAGATGAAGAAGGCTACAAAGGCAATCAAGATATTCGAGAAAAAGAGCCAAATATTATTCGTAAGGAATGGAACAATATTAAAGACGAATACAATTCATTATCGCAAAATAAAGATGATGTTAAGATTGATTTTAAAAGGTATGATAATGAAGACACGAGAATTGCGAGCACAGCAATCACAGCAAGCAGCGTCAGCAAATCTAATAAAAAGCATGAATATGATGATGATGACGCCAAGAGCGTCTCGAGTGTCACAAGTTCCTTAAGTAATATTACAGATACAAGTCAGATAAAGAAGATACATATTAAGGAGGGGGCTAAAGGTAAGAAGCCGAGTTTTTTCTAAAGATCTTTAGAGCTCGATAATAATAACACTAATTTAATAATAACTTTTTATTTTTATTTTTATTTATATCAAATATTTTTATCTCTTTTGGTGATCAATCATTACTTAATTTTAAACCTAAAAAATCAGGAGATGTTTTTTTAGGTATGAATAATGGTTCTGGGTTATATTTAGAAACTATCGCATCATATATATAAACACCATTCTTTCTATCATGGGAATTAAAAACAAAATTAGAAATTACAGTATTTCTTTCAAGTAAAAACTCTGATTCATAAGTGTAATCTTCATAATCATATACTTTTATTGTCGGATTTAATTGTAATTTAAGAACAATACTATATTCATCCTTCTTTAGAGACTTATCATAGGTGAAATTTAATGCTGTTTCATAATCTGTTGTTGTTGAACAATAAGCCTTATATATAACTGGGGTATTACTATCTAAGGTTATTTTGCTAATATGAGTAATACCTTTGTAAAGAGGCTTTTTGAAATTATGTGGTAATAGAACCATCCTTTTATCAATCCCTTTGACTAATTCAATAATATTCTTTGCCCTTTTTTTATTTACCTTGCTCATTTTTAAATTTATTGAATTTGTACCTTCATTATTCACATTATTTATTTGTAAAAATTTATTAATTACCGCATAATCATAGGGGATACCGCCAAAATCTTTTAGATCTTTGCTATTATATGATTTTAAACGATTTTTATATGCTTCAATCGCATTCTCATCATAGTATTTTTTTCGAGATTTAGTTTTCATAGAACTTATTATCTCTAAGCTATTCATTTAATTACTAATATATTATAATATAAAAATTATTATACCACAAAGATATAAAAATATTGTGATATTATAATAATAAATAATAAATAATGTTAAATGATATTAAGAGGTCTTCCTACTGTTTCCTCTGTTATTCTGCTGATAATATTATATATACTAATACAGTATTTGTTTGTAAGAATTGTAATATTGTAATAAAAAAATGTGATATATGTGATCTTTATTGTGGTGATAAATGTTTAGATTTATTTGATAAATGCTTGGCTATCTAATATATATATATTACATATCTAAAAATAATAAAATAATAAAATAATAAATAATAAAATAATAAAATAATAAAATAATAAATAATAAAATAATAAATAATAAATAATAATGATTTTAATAAGTTTGTTTCTTTACCTTTATGAGTTTAGAACCCTTCTTTTTAACAAAGACACCAGGATCATAATCTTCAACGTCTTCTCCTTCGTCATTCGTAAGTCCCATTAAATCTCGCTGGTCTTGTAATGATTGCATCTCCCACAAGTCATGAGAACACATCCTATAATTAACATCCTGTGCTTTATACCAGAATACTATATCACCAATATTATTAGACTGAACCTTGTTATCAATAACAAGACATTCAAAGTTTTCTGTGCACTGGTTCATAACTTGATTAAATACATCAAATGTTGGGAACATACCAGCATAATGATTGTATATTTTCTCTCTTTCTTTTACAATATTATTACGAAAAATGAAAACATAATCAATATTTGAACGTAGGTCTGGCGGCAATCCAAGTCCATGCTGCATAGTAATTAAAAGGAATATCTTATAATGTCGTCCATTCATAAAAATACAACGAATATTCTTATCTGTCATCGCTGACTTGTTATACATACAATCGTCTAATATTAAGAAAGCTCTCGGATCAATCGAAGAGTTTCCATGCTTTGCCAAATCTCTCTTTCTCTCATTCGTTATATTAATCTGTCTCGTTAAAAACTTGCTAATTAATTTTGGTTCTAATTCATCGTATATCAACATCTTTGGGATAAACTTTTCAAAGTATCCATTAGCACGTTCTGTTTGCGATACAACAACACCGACGGGTACATCCTTGTTATAACTTAGTATATCTTTCATACAAAAACTTTTTCCTGTATTACGTTTGCCAATAAAAACAACAACAGAATCATTTTTGATTTTTGTAGGGTCAAACCTTTTAAGTTCTAGTTTCATTTAATTAATAATAACAAAAATAATATATTATATAGATCACACATCAAAAACAAAGATTATATTTAAGAATAAGAATATAAGAAATAAGAATATATTACTTAATATAATTAATATTATTACGGTGTCAGGTAGCTTATGAAACATTATTGGATTAATATTGATACATCTTGTGATAGACGAGCATTCATGGAAGAGCAGTTTAAAAATAATAAGTTAGATAATGAAAGGATATCAGCAATCACCCCACACGATTTTGATGAAGTTCTTGAAGATAAGCGTCCTTTAACATGTAAACATCCTGGGTGTGTAAGGTGTGAATATGAATTTGCTTGTATATCCAGTCATATCAAAGCGATGATTGAAGGACTTAAGGATAAAAATAATGAATGGTTTGTTGTTATGGAAGATGATATAGTGATTCCTTTTAATATTAATTATAATAAGTTAATTAGTGAACTGCCAGAAGATGCTCAGCTTGTACAGCTTCTGATTTTATATGGCCCCACAGTCAAAGCTCTGTATAATCTTTCAGTCGCACATAATATCCGTTTTATTAAATGGCAATATTTACTGCCTTCCACAGGTATGTATATTATATCTCGAGAAGGAGCAAAGATATTAGTTGGCAAATATTTTAAAAATAATAAATATAATTTCATAGAGTGTCCATATCAGGTAGTCGCAGATGTAGCCCTATACTCATCAATAAACTCTTATGCTACCACATTTCCTTTCGCATATCCAAATATAGATTTAGTATCTGAAATACACCCAGAACATTACGAAGCACACAAACAAACCTACCTCGAGATTAAAGATGTTGTTGAGATAGCGGTTAATAACAAAAATATACCATTCATACAATAAATAGAAAACTAATACTTAGCATATTAATACATAGTATGATTACTTGGTGTATGCTTATGCTTGTCGTCATCCTTATCATTTGTTACAATATTATATTTCTCATTAAAGAAATAGATTACTATTAATTGTTTGCGGTGGTCTCTTAATTTATCAGTACAATACAATACATATGTTTCATCTTTCCCATTCATATTCTTATTTTTAATCCATACTTTAAAAAGTTCATTATAAAGTATTACTGATTCATTTATTAACGGGTACTTGTCTATCTTATTTGTTGCTAACATTTGCGCCTCCTCAGCAAGCCCTATAATATGTAGGAAATGCTTTGTAATACAATCACGACATCTCTTATTTTTGTTTGTAAGATGCTCCTCTAATAATATAGATTGCTTAATAATTTGTTGCATGTTATATCGAGGGTCGCTAACAGGATCAATAGAGTCGCACGTAGATGAACATGAACCCGAAGCGCCACCCTTCATTTGCTTGTTATTCTCTTTGTAATTTATATTTAAAAGAGTAGCTGTATTTGAGCCTATACCCATACTATGGTCATTCAAATTATGAATATGCCATAGTATTATTATTGTAGATAGTATTATAGTAAAAACAATAATAAATGTTTCTAAAATATTTGCCATTAAATATTAATTCTACTAATATAGCAGAAATATATTACAGTTAGATTGATAATTGAGATTTAAGATATACTGTATAATATATAATAATATACCCTAATAATAAATAATAATGATTTTAGATGACCTTGAAGATTTAGAAGGCTTCGCTTTAATTAAAAGCCTCTTTATAGAACCAGAACCATTCAAGGGTGGTGGCGGTGGTGGTGGCGGTGGCGGTGGTGGTGGCGGAGGTGGCAAAGGGTCATCTTCTCGAAACAAGAATAAATTAAAAGACAATCCCTATTTTCCTATCTTTATATTTTTTATTATTTTATATTCTTTAACTTTCATATTTTTCAACACTCAGGGGTCTTCTAAAAAAAATAAATAATAAATATCATTATATAATAGAATAATATATATAGTATAATAAGATGGTTTTGACTGGAGCAGAATTGTTTTTTGAAGGATTTAAAGGCGGTGGCAAAGGAGGTGCGTCAAAAGCTCAAGATGGAGCAGATGCTCCCACTACCGGAAATTCCGGATCAGGTGTTCTTACTGGTGCTACAGCTGGAGCAGTAGGTGGCGCATTACTTTCAGGAGGTTCAGCAGCTTCTATGAGTATGAGTAATACAGGTTCTAATAATGTTGAGAAATGTCCCCTTACAGATGATACGCTATATTGTCAAATTAGCCGAACTGCCGGAATAGCAGGCATGTTAGTTTACATATTCATCATCATTATTTTAGTAATAAGTGTCTTATATGCTATATATTATCTATTTTTAAGAAGCGGTGGATCAAGCTCAAGCAAAGCTACCAAAAGAGGTCGCTAAATTATTTATTATTTATTATTTATTATTTATTATTTATTAATTATTATTTATTAATTATTTTTATCAAAATTGATATAGATTTGTATAAACTATAAAGCTATATCTTGAAGATACTATGAAAGTATATGTATTACATAGCAACAATTTAACGAAGCGGAAGAAGCATATATTAGAACAATTTAGACAGCATAATATAAATAACTTTGAGTTTATCGAAAAATATGATGCTCGTGAGATAACTGAAGATGAAAGCAAAGGTTTTGATAAAGATTATAAGAGAAACCTAATGTCCTTATTTTTGAAGCATGTCTATATTTATGAATTAATAACAAAATACGATGATGAAGATGATGACCCTACTTTAATATTCGAAGATGATGTTATATTAAGCGAGGATTTTAATGAAATTGTTAAAGCATATATTAATGAAGCTAATGAAGTCCCTGAAAAATACGATATGTTGTTTATTGGTAGTGGGTATAATCTACATATTAATAAAGAGATCATAACAGATGACAAGCATGTATATAAAAATCCATATACACGTGCTACAGATAGTTATATAATAACTAATAAATGCGCTAAGAAATTATACGATTACTTTCTAAAGGACGCAAAAGATACGAATGACAAAATAACAGTACCAATAGATATGTGGTTAAATAGAGCTATTTTAGATAACAAGTTAAATGTATATTGGTGCGAACCAACAATTGTTTGCCAAGGATCTCAAAACGGATTATTTGAGAAATCCTTGTAAATCTTCAATTATCATATAAAACTGATATAATATATAGTATAAAGAGATTATTATAATAATGCTATACATTTATGTTTTACAATTACAGAATAATAAGTATTATGTTGGAAAAACTATGAACCCACATTTTCGATTTGATAATCATTTTTCATATAATGGTACAGAATGGACTAAACTTCATAAACCCCTAAAAATACTTGAACTTATTCCAAATTGCGACGATTATGATGAAGATAAATATACCTATAAATATATGGATAAGTTTGGAATTGATAATGTTCGTGGTGGTTCTTATTCATCAGTTATTTTAGATACAGAAACTAAAAAACAGCTTATAAAAATAAGTAATAGTATAAATAATAGGTGCTTTATTTGTGGTAAAACAGATGGGCATTTTGCGAAAGAATGCGTAAATAATACAAATAATCAAATAGAAATATCTTTGACATCTTCGACATCTTTGACATATGATATATCAGAGCATAAACATCAATATGATTATATCCCACTCAAAACCTTGCTAACAGATGCTCCGAATATTATGATGACAAATATAAAGGATTTGGATATCATTAAGCAATTAAAGGTAATCCGTTTTAAACTTGGTGATAGCATAATATTAAATTATAATAAGACTGAATATAATTCATTAAATGAACTTGTTGAAAATGTAATAAATATTTTTGAGCAATATGATGATGCTACTCTTGCGAAGATACCTAATATAACATCTGTAGAACATGCTTTGAGCTTGCGCAAATATTTGCTTCCTTGTAAAATTGCTCTATATAAACAGATTGCTGGATTGCTTGAGAAAATGTCAATAGAAAGGTGTAAATTACTTCAATCTGGAAGTACTTTTAATGAACTCGAAAATAGCATAATGTATTTGGTATAATATTTTTTTTTATTGATTATAAATAGAATGGTAAATAATAAAAGAGTATATACTGGTGGTGATAGCGATTATAATAATCTTGTAAAAGATATTGATCAATTAAAAATAGCAATATCAACTTTTGAAAAAACAGATGATCCAATATTAAAAAAAATAAAAGAATATATAAAATTAGAAGATTTAATAGAGCGTTTAGAAACATATCAATTAAATTTTGGTATTGCATTTCTTCCACCCTATTATGATAATTATGAAAATATTACAGATAATATTACAATTAATGAAATTCCAAAAGATCATCCTGCTTTACAGAATATATTAAATAATCATAAAACCTTTTTGAATGATAAATTAAAAGAAATAATAGAATTAAAAGAAAATAAAGAAGTTAGTAATACATTTATCACAAAAGCAACAAATTATGTACTTTCTATTGAAAAAAATTTAGATCTTCTTAAAAACATGATATTTTTTATAGAAAATAAACTATATAAATTTTTTTCAAAACCGCTTATGTATGTTATACAAGACACAGCGTCAGGAATAGAAATAACAAAGTTAAAAAAATATAAAATAGAATTAAATGAATTGAATACAAAAACTAAGTAGATATATAAAAATATTTCATCAATCAAACCAAAATCAATCTGAAATTGGTGGTGGTTATACCAAAATAAAAAATAAGAAAAATATCTTAGGCAAAGAAAGATGCATTTACAAGATATCTGGAAATAGAAAAGAATATGTTAAATACAAGGGTGAATTAATAACTGTAAATGATTATAAGAAGATAATAAAATTAAAAAATAAAAAATAATATTTACAAATTCTTTCTAATCGATTCTAATCAGGTAATAATAGGAAGGTAAAGGTTGTCAAAGTATATAATGTGGTTCCCCAAAGTGTATCCATAATACCTATAGAACTATCCATATCTTTGTAGATTGCGAGAGATGTGAAGTTATATATGCCATATATTGAGAATCCCACAGCACCTCCATACATAAATGATTTTAATAATTTATTTTCTATACTTGTATCCTCGCCTTTTTTTATATTTTGAATTGTAAAAGGGATTGCTACAAATATTACTGAAAACAATATAATAATATATGCGATGATAGTGTGTTCGATACGTGGTTCCAATTCGGACTTTTGAACTTTCAGAATTGCGTTTTTATATCCGTTCATATTAAATGATATCCATGCTACATCTAAACACATAAGTACAATAGAAGCTACAAGGTATTTAACATATATATTCATAATATCCCTTTTTATATCTATATATATATATCTATATGTTATAACTATTATATTTATTTATAATAGAATCATAAAATATGAGTAGCACGCCAAGAAGCACACAATCGCATAATAATATTACAGAGAATGCTTTAAAAGAACAACAAATTAAATATTTATTGAAAGAATGCTATAATAAAATAGATGATAGTTATTCAAATAAAATAAAATATTATTTGAATCGGTTTTTGATGTCTAATATAATTGAATTATTAAAACTATTAAATGCTGGGTGTTCTAAATATATTGAACATGTATTTGGAGGCTACGAATATAGTAATATAAACTATGAAAGAGTTTTAGTGCGTATTAGTGGATCAAGATGTGATAATATTAAGTGTATTTCAGATTTATATTATGGACTGCATACAGAGAATATAGATAAGACTACTATGAAAGAATTTTTAAAGCAACAACTTCTTAAGATAAAACCTATGGCAGAAAACATAAAAAATATAATAAGTGAACCACCATTCAAACCTATAGCTGTTCCTACTTCATCATCAAATCGTTATCCATTAGAATCACAATACGTATCAAGAGGCAACAATCTTGGAAAATTAAGAGCTCTGCCAAAAACCTCTCAACATCCTACACATGTAGGAGGAAAGGCAAGAAAAACACAAAAGATAAGGGTTATATTTGGAAAAGAAAGATGTATCTATAAGAAATCAGGAGACCAAAAAGAATACATAAAATATAAGAGGAATTTAATAACTGTTAAGGAATACAAGAATATTATTAAAAATAAATGAAAATAATTAATTATATTATTATACCCTTATATAATAGAATCATAAAATATGAGTAGAATGGCAAGTGTATCAAGAAGCTCTCGATTTCCAAATATTACTTTGGAAGAAAAGGTTGAACAATTGTTGGTAAGTTGCTATCGTGAAATAGATAGGTCTTATACTATTCGTGATAAATATTATTTGAATTGGAATTTAAAGTCTAATATAATTGAATTATTAAAATTATTAACAAAGTACTGTCCTAAATATATTGATGGTGTATTCAAAGATTATCTTCACCAAGAAATAAAAACAAAGGAACAATACAATTACTTGTGGAATGGATTAGGGAATAATTACATAGAATATTATAAAAATGAATATCCTAAAATATACCATAAGAGACTTACACAGATTAGTAGTATAAACTGTAAAAACTCTGACACTATTAATCTCATATATAGTTTTTTAATAACTTCTGGAACTAAAAAAAATATGTGGGAGAAAGGTGCGGACAGAGATATAGATACGATGACATCAGTATTTATTATGTATACTCCAAATGAAATGAAAAAAACTATTCGAAATCTACTTCTTCAGATAAAACCTATGGCAGAAAACATAAGAAATATAATAATAACCACGCCTTTTTCAGAATCTACCTATGTTCCTATGTCATCATCAAATCGTCAAACATCATCATCGCAAAAACCTACCAAATACCAAACACAAGGACTAAACACTCTACAACCTCTACCAGAAAGAGTATCATCAAACTATCAATCACCTTCAAAAAGAGGAGGAAAAGCAATCAAAACACAAAAGACAAAGGTTATCTTTGGAAAAGAAAGGTGTATCTATAAGAAATCACGAGACCAAAAAGAATATGTAAAATATAAGGGAGACTTAATAACTGTTAAAGAATACAAATATATTATTAAAAATAAATAATAATAAATAGTTAGCTATATTATAATACTTTGATATAATAGAATAATAAAAATAATAAAAAATGCCTCGTAAAACCAAGGGGACTAAGACTAATGAACACGCAGATTGCGATTGTGAACTTGATAAAAAATCGCATGCTCCGAGTAAAAGTAAAAAGAAGGTTGGAGGAACAGCAGACCAAGTATATATTTTGACTGATAATAGATTGACAACACAAGATAATAAGGATAACTCATATAATGAAATAGGCATTATACATACTTGTGAATCAGTTGCTATCAATATTGTTCGGTCTACTGCTACAGGTTTTTTGAATATGTTTGGTAGCTCAGGGTTTGATAATACAATTTTTGATAAAGCAAGACATGATTGTTTAATAAGTATGCAAGGAAAATTAGATAGTGATAAGGCAAATATTTACAAGGTTTCTAATATTCGTTTTGAAGCAATCACAGTAGACCCGTCGCTTATTACCATGAATGCTTACGGAACTTTGCTAATAAAATCAAAGACTGTTGAAAAAGAAGCTAAAAAAGAGTAAATAATATTTTATTTTTATATTTTATTTTTATATTATTTCAATATACGAAATTTATTTATTACTTTAACAAAATCATCATATGGCATTACATATCCTTTATTATTGTTATTGGCATTTGCCTCATCAGTCGCTATCATTTTCATATCCTTCATAACCTTCATAGTCTTAGAATATACTGATGTATGTTTCGTCGACTTGGCGGCATTTACATCATTCGCAGACTTCTTAACATTTACATCATTCGCAGACTTCTTAACATTTACAGTCGCCCTTTTACTAATCGTGCTAACTTTACCACCTACGACAGTAGCTACAGCTGCCATATCAGCATCAACCTTCATGTCTCTGTCATATATAAATGGTTCAACTTCCTTATATATATTACCATTCTCCATATTTATAACATAATAATCAGCAGTTTTCTTCAAATTCTGGGCAAGTTCCTTAAACATCTCCACTAAATCGCTATATTCCTCTGTGGTATTATCAATCTTCATATTAACCCCTATAAAATCTATGTAGTTGTCTCTAAGCATATCCACAAAATTGTCTCGAAAATCCCTTAAGTAGTTAATATTATTACTAATAACTAATTTCATATAGTCTCTCGTAACATCATTTATAAATAGGTTGTTGCGATCTTCGTTCCCTGATATATATTCTCTAAGTATATCTATGTACTTAAGGGAAGCAGAAGGAGGTTCGTGAATATTAAAGTTAATTTTCTTATATCCTTCGTAATCAAATAATCCGACGCTTCTGAAAGAACTAAGACGATAATCAAATCTTCTTCTTGTGTTTTTCATGTAATTTTGAGGATATAATACATCATCATTATGTAATAAGCTATCTATAAATAAGTTGTCAAAGTTATAATTAAAACGACCATACTCACGACTTCGCATATTAATTGGTTCATAGTTAGTGTCATTTTTATATCCTGTATAGAATGCTCCTCCTCCTGTTCCACTTATACCAGCGTCATCATAGTAATATATAGCATAGTCTATAACATTAATGTTAAAAAACTTGTAGCATTCACATATAAAATGCTGATGTAGCGTATATTTAACATTAAAATATGTATTAGGTGTCATATCCTCGTTTATTTGTGCTCCTAAGCATATATATGTAATGTCATGGTCGATAGCCCCAGCTATCGCCGTCGGATATTTAGATTTTTCTTCGTGTATTTTGAAGTTTTTTATGTTGAATTGCCTTCTTTTGCCTCCTTCAAATATATTGTTGTATAATATCTCCATATATTCTTTAGGTGTGTTATGTACTTTACATAAATTATATTTAACTCCTCCTACAACCAAAGTATTCACTACTAATATTCTTGACCCTGGTTGTAAAATAATCTGATATAATTCATCATTAAAATTGATATAATCAATATCATCTTTGATCTCTAAAATATATACAGATCCATTATTTTTAAGATTTTCATAAGCATATTTCAAAGCTATGTTAATATTAAAAGTACATGATAAAAACGATGTTAAAACCAAGTCTTTATTGTGATAACTGTGAAAGTCTTTGCGAGTTCCATGAAAAACATAAATTGTTTTTTTATTATGTGTAAGATTATAACGTGCCTCACTACAAAACTTCAATAAATATCTAACCCTCTTATATGCGGCATTCTCCATTACCACACCATTCGCTATATAGTTCTGTAAAGCGCCATTAACTATTCTACTAAAAGGTTCTTGTGATCCTATGTAAAACTGCTGAATATTTAATAGACGATTAGGTGTTATATGTAAAGGCTGAAATGTATGAATACCTGATATATATGTATCCGTATCCAGTATTGTTATCGCAGGCAAAGGCGAGTTATATTTAAACCAATAATAATAATCACCCTTATCTTTATCGCCCTTATTCTTATATATATTTGCGATGTTATTATTGTTATTATTAATCGTATATAATATTGTTTTAATGGTATTGTCATCGCTATATCCTTTAATATCGCTGAGTTGCTTTTCATATCCTTTATTATCATGGATTATCTCGTAGTCTTCTTGGAAACCCTTGTGTAATAGATTGATCGATTGTAAAATACCTCTTATATTATCCCCAAAGAACGGAATTATATCCTTGTCATCCTCCGCAAAATCCACAATATTTAAAGTTATATGTGAAGGTAATATTGACATGTATTTAGCATATTCAAGGTTGCTCGCAATACTATCTGTATATTTACTCTCATGTTCCCCATTAAATATCATCTTATTTCCTTTGAATGTTAATCGAATACACCTATGTAATATAGTTGAATATAAGAGCTTTTCATAATATTCCTTGTAATCACCACCGCCGCCCATACTATAACTTTGTGATAGTGATTGTGATTGTGAGAATTTAAGAATAAACTGAGGATTTGCTGGCATATTATAATTGTAATAGGATATTGGTATTATTTTACTATCTTCAACACGTGTTATGATGTTTATAGGCGTTATATCAGTTGAAAAATAGACAAAGTCATCATATTTTTTTTCAGCGTCTCCGTACCTTCTCATAGTATGCGCATCAAACATATTGATCTGAGGCATATCCTTCTTAAAAGTTATACGATATATTTGATGTATAAAATGTAATAATACTATTAGTTTTTTCATGTGTCTCAAATAATATGCGTAAGATATAACTCGCATTTGTGATATTTCATTACAAGATGCCCTATATATACTAATAAACCTCCTGTATTTTTTTAATAACAAATCTTTGTTTTTATTGACGTATTTTTTGCTAATACTGCTATTCATAACCTCTGTAAAGATAAAATAAAAATAAAATATATATACAATTACATCTGATATCAGACTGATATAATCCAATTATATTCGTCTACGAGCAACAGTAGGCTTTCGACGTATTACGGGTCTCACAGATCTCGCCTTGCGCTTAACTACTCTTTTCTTACCACCTTTTTGTAGGGTTTCGAGTTCCCCTAATAACCTTGTAATTTTTCTTTCAACTTTACCTTTTTCTTTTTTAAATTCATTCAGATTATGCTCTAACTCCCGCATATTAGAGTTTTCAATAAAAATGCTTTCTTTTAATTTTTCATTATTAGCATTTATTGAATTTTTTGATTTTTGGGTTTTGCTCTTGATCGTACTTAACTTATAATTAGCATTATCCGATTCACGATTTAATTCTGTAATAATACTATATTGTCTTCCTATTAAAATTTCAATTCTTTCAATAGATCTCCCAATTTTTTCCAGTAATCTTTTTTCTACTTCTATTTCTTGTTTCTTATCTTGTATCCTCGGTATATTTTCATATTCTTTTAATTCAGCCGGAGTAAACCCATAAAAATCTGCGGTTGCTTTACTATCCGCTAATGCCCTTCTTAGATTTCTTGCCATTCTTATTTATTATTCTAATATATGTGTTATATTATAAAAAAAAATATTTTGTATATAAGGAATCAAATTACTTGCTATTTAACGCGCGTGCACATATCTAACAGGGCGCTTAACTACACGTTTAACAACACGCTTCACGACACGCTTTACAGGACGCTTCATGGTTCGCTTTACACCTCCATGGCTTGTCTTTAAACCTAAATATCCCAGATCACCACGATCTTTTAAAATTCTGGAAATATGAAAATTATTACCATTAGCTGTACCACTTAGTGTCCTTCCTTTTCGTTGTGCTTCTTTAATATCTTTTTCTACTCCCTTTCTCTCAAGTAATATTGATTCTTCAAGCCTCTTTAATATTTCAACCTGTTGTTTGTCATACTCTATTTTTTTTGCCGCTGCTGCTGATTCAAGTTCAGCTTTTATTCTTCTTGCTCTTAAACCTACTCTGCTGCGTCCTTCTAATTTTTGTAAATGTTCGTTTAATTTTCTCTCAGCACTATCAGCAGAATTTCTTGCTCGACGTCCTTCTTCAAAATGTTGATTATCGAGATTATTAGAAACAGTATAAGCAGTACGCAATCTATCACGACGTTTCACACCATCTCTGAAAGCTTTGCTTTCCCTTCTACTTTCTAATGCGTCTTCAACTCTTTCCTTTACACCTAAGGTCAATAAATTAGTTACACCTCTTGCAAGCGATCTCATCTTTGGCCAATTTTCTCCTGACCCAGACATACTATATTATCTTCTAATATATTTAAGATATAATAATTTATTATAATATAAAAAAATAATATCCAATATATATATTAACTTATTACTTATATATGCCTTGCTTAGGTTGTGCTATATATCTACCAACATTTAACGATATAATCCAATATTTTCAAAAAAGTTAATTTACTTACTATTTTCTATCATCCTATCAACTACCTTTCTGCTAATTAATCTAACATAGCATCCATTATTAATATCTACATGTTTATTATCTTTTTCATCTGTTAGCCCATAATATTCACGAATATCTGCTGGCATATCCCCAATTTTACGCACATCCTTTTGCGGTTTTATAATAGTATTAGTATGAGAAGCGTGAGAAGCATGAGAAGCGTGAGCGGCGTAAGCGGCACTATCTTTTAATTTTTCTTTTATCTGCTTCATAGAATATATACCTCCTGTAGAAATACCAGCAGCTGCATCGTCAGAATCACTTTTTTTCGCAGGCTGAGAAATACCTAATAGCTTGTTATACAATTCATGATTTTCTTCTTTCGTAGGCGTCATAATTAAACGACACATAATTATTGTGTGCGCACCTCTATCAAACTCGTATAATATCCTTATTATAGAGTTTGGCAAAAGAATAAACTGGAATAACTGATCATTTAAGTTTATATATGTCTTCTTATCATCGCACTCTATTATATAGATATATCCAGCACCCCTTGTAGCTGCCTCGCTGTAATATGAAGCAGTATAAATATTAAGACTTGTTGATAAAAACCCTAATATCTCTATATCATTATTCCGATCTTTCATGGTATGTAATCGATTAGCAGTTCCATGATAGAAATATACATTATTATTTACATACTGATCATCTATATCCATATTCTTATAAACACCTACAGTTTCCTTAACTCTATGTATCAGCCTATCTTTTTCATAATCAATATTCGGAATATCAAGTACCGAACTATTTGCCTTACTTATGACTTTGTAAATTACTTCATTCAACATCTTGCTAAACGGAGCTACACCATAATTTTTATAAGCGTCGCCAAGAGTTTTTAACCTGGCGTTCTTATCATAACCATAAGGTTGCCACCTGAAGATGGCTGCTAACTTACAAATATTATATGATGATTGGCTATCTTTTTTATTTAAAGGTATCCAAGAAAATATCGGCAACATTCCAGTATATTTGTAGTTATAAAAGATGTTTCTGTAGTAATTATGCGCTCTATTAACATAATTTGATGCTTGAGCATTAAGCGAATACAATATATTACGCCGTATCTCATCATTAGTACCAAAAGACTGTCGTTCCATACCTTGTAATGTTCCCTCGTAGAAATCGTATCGATCAGTTGCCTCCGTTCTTATCTCCTTTATTTTTGGCATTTTGGCAAGTCTCTTATTTATTTCATTTAAAAGTTCGTTGAATGGCGCATGTCTACGTAATACCTCTTCAGTTGTTACAAAAATATTTCGAGGCAGTCCACTATTTGTAATATTATAATTGAATTGCTTGAAACCAAACTGTTTCTTCGCAAATTCAAGTGTAGCCGGAAATGGTAATGTTCTATATGTTAACATAGGTATGTATTCTCTTATTTTTAACTGATTATACTTATTATATGAAAGAACAGGATTAACAAAATACCTATCTCCGTCTTTACGCATATTAAATACATATTGACGATTTAACAAAGTATTTCTATTATACGATTCATCATTCCTTAATATAGTATCAATCAACGTTTTGCTAATATCCTGTTGAAAATCATTATGCTGATATATAACCTTATCACTAATTTCAATAATTTTATCACCAGGGTCTACCCCTATGCTATCACAATACTCTTTCATCTCATCGTCATACATAATTAAATTGACTGGCAAGGGAGTATCGAATGTATAATTTTTATACAAATCATCATAATAATAATTCAAATGTAAATACTTTGTAAATATGACGACGACTATCGCATTTACAACATCTGTTATATATTTAAACTCTGATAACACACCATTTTTATCGCATTCAGATTCTAATTTGTCGCAACACTTATGGAAATCCTTCATATAATCATCAATATATTTATCACAGATTGGTTTATTAGCAGCCCGTATCCTTTTCTCTTCATCTATAGCTGCTTGTGCTGCTGCTTGTGCGGCTGCCTTTCTCTTCTCCTCGGCTAAACGCTTTGTCTCGCTTGCTTTTTCAGCCGCTGTCCGCTGATCCTTTTGAATATCGCCTATTTGTGTGTTTAAATCTTCTAAAAACTTCTTAGAAATCACTTTGCTAATTGCCCTCTTTACGTTATCATCATCAAAATTATTATAGCATTTAAACAATAACCTCTGGAAAATAGGACTTTTAAAACCAATCTCTTTAGTTGTCATAGGGTTCTTTATCTTCAGGTCTTTTATCTGTTCTTTTGTTAAACCTTTCTTCAACTTTCTTATTTCTTTAGCAAAAATAATACACTGGTCTTTTGATAGTTTATGGGAGGTATCATTCCGTACTACCATACTTTGCGCAGTCTTATATATTGTTGGTGAAGAATAACTCATCTTTGCGCTTGAAGAACTGGATTTTGCTAACACCGGAACGGCTGGTGCTCCTCTTGCGGCTTGTGATGTACCTCTCGTAGGAGAAGGAGAGCGCGCTGTGCCTCTTGCGGCTTGTGATGTACCTCTCGTAGGAGAAGGAGAGCGCGCTGAAGCTGATATCACAGTCGTAGATACCCTACCCTTCTCATATAAATGAATCTCGTCTATGAAATTTAGAACATGTTCTCTATATGATAGATCATATCCTTCTATACTAACAATAGAACCATCGTCCAAATAATAATAAATGAATGATAAGAAGCTAATAATGATTTTACTATTCCTATTTAATTCTTTATCAGTAAGAGGATTTACCCATCTACTTGAACTGCCTTTATATAGATATGATAATAAATTTTTACATTCCGTATCGTTTAACTTCTGGTAATCCTTGTATATTGTCGAGAACTTGGGATTTACCATTAATCCTTTAGTTGGTATCCTTTTAATTGTCATTTATACTTAATATATATAAATATTAATATTACTAAAAATAATAAATATTTTGTCCAGCCTAATTAACATCAGTCCAGCCTAATTAACATCTTCTTCTGCTGCCTTACTCGCTTTGCTCTCATTCCAATTAATTGCTGCCTGTTTCATTAGTTCCTTCCTCTCTTTGTCAGGGAACTCAGTAATTAAACGCGCCATCTCATCTTTGATATATAAGTTATACTTACTCGGAGGCTTCTTAATAACCACACCATCGCTGTCGAGCTTAACAGCCCTCTTCTTACTTTGCCCTGACTTCAGAGCATCTTTAAAAACAGATACAGCTATCTTTTTAGTATCATCGAGCGTATATTCATGATCATCATCAACAGCTAATATCAGATATTCCTTAAATTTTTTACCAGATACTTTCTTCGCAACACTTACACTCATTCTTATAAACTTAAATGAATTATAAGTTTTATATAATTTTATATATATATTAATTATAATAAAAGGTTTAGCAAATATAAAAATGTCTTTTATTGCCTCGAAATTATTAGATCCAGAACATTTTGATTACAATTCATATACAGACGAGTCTAATATTATCTTCGACCTACTTGATGAAATATTAAATTTATCTAAAACTTTTGATTATAAAAATATTGCTATATTATTGATTGAGATAATAGAAACAGCAAACTTTTTTAAACATATTGATGAGAATGATGAAAGTAGCGAAGGATATAGTATCGTAGATAATACTTTCATGCTTAGTATAATAAGAGATTGTGATGAATTTAAAAATCTTGAATTTTTTATGAAAAACTATAACGACGACTTTGTAAGGAAATGTGAAACTTTACATGAAAAAATAAAAGGGTTAGACAAATGGTTTACTGACTATAATAAACTTATAATAAATGATTACATGAAAAAATCTGAACTAATCCTTTATAAATTTAAAGATATCGAAACTAATTTAAATAATAGCAAGGGTAATTTAAAACCCATAGAAGAAGGAAAAGTTGACTTTAATATTAGACTAATTACAAAAAACGATATTATATGTATGATATCTCATAAATATTTTAAGCGCTTCTTATACAAAAACTTACATGTTATTAATAAAGATTATTATTCAGCAACAAAAGATGACATAAAAGCTTTCGTAAAGATACTATATACGCTATATTTAAGTGTATGTATACATTTTGATTCTATACGCAAAGCCTCTAAAATTGAAGACCATGTAATTAATACAATAATAACTTCAATAAATAGACAGAAACTTTTATGCGAAAATTTACGTGAAGAAGCAGCTCAAGAAGCTGAAGAAGAACCTCAAGAAGAACCAGTAGTACCAACAGCATCAACACCACCACCATAATCACCGCATTCAACCCTTATTTACATTTACACCCTTTACGAAGCTCAGCAACCTCAAGTTTCAACTCATCTAACTCTTTTTTTAGGGCTTTTATAGATTCCACAAATAATGGCGCCATCTTTTCATAGCAAATAGTTAAAAAATTATCACCACTCTTTGATACAATATTATTATAATTGTCTCGTGTCATATCGAATGGCGCCAATCTAACAATCTCAGGAAGAATACTTTGAACTTCTTGAGCACTCAAGCCAACATCAGGAGTTTTTGTAAACCCATAGTTCATAGCTAAATCATTCGGAACAAAATGAAAACCATTCAATCTATTAATTAAAGCAATCGGGTTCTCTATATTAGATGTATAATCTTTCAACCTATTGTCTGAGAATGATGTTGTTATTCCCTTTGAACATATAATAGCACCATCGACTGTTAGCGTATCTATGTTGCTTGTAGTTCCTATAGATACATTAGTCAAACTAAATACGTTACTCGATGTTATTACCCATGCCGACTTAATACTATTGATTGAAAATGCCAAATTATTACTTGATGATAATACATAATTACTATTAAATACATCATTAACCCGTATAGTATTATTCAAAGTCGCTACATTACTATCTATCCTCTTCGCAATCACGTTGCTGGTCTCTAATACATAGTTGCTCGTATCCAACAAGACATCTCTATTATTCCTTATATAATTCCCTGTAATTCTGACATCACCATTATTTCCCAAAGTAAATACGTTGCTATCCCTGTTAGATGCCCGTATAATATCATTTATAATGTCATTCTGCTTAATAACCAGCGCCCTCGATGTATTATTCGCATTCGTTATTTCAAGTCGTTCTGTTGTATATACTTCAGTCTCCAAAGTAGTGCTTGCGCCAAGAACTATTAAATTTGAAGTTACTGTTAAAGTACCATTAAGTTCTAAATTATTATTATATCTATTATTTATAATAAACTTTTTAGAACCATTAAGATTTTCATTTATCATATCTGTAGTTAAATTTGTTATTCTCCTTGAAATAATATTGCTTGTGGATAATACATAATTGCTCATATTTGTATTATTAAGATCAGTCTTTGCTGCCAAAATATTGCTTGTAAATAATACATAGCTTATCATGTTATTATCATTTGTGTTTGCCTTGCTTATTAATTTATTGTCAATCGACAAAATAAAATTGCTCATATTAAAATCATTCAAGTCAGCCTTCGCTACTAAGATGTTGCTCGTAGAGAATACATAATTGCTCATATTAAAATCATTCAAGTCAGCCTTCGCTACTAAGATGTTGCTTGTGGAGAACACATAGTTGCTCATATTAAAATTATTTAAGTCGGCCTTCGCAACTAAGATGTTGCTCGTAGAGAACACATAGTTACTCATGTTAAAATCATTCAAGTCTGCCTTGTTTATTAATTTATTATTAGTAGATAACACATAATTACTCATGCTTGCTTCTTTTGTATTTATAGTAGCATTCAAAGTCGCAACACTATCTAAAAGTAAATTACAATTGTTTGTTTCAAGACTTAATATCTTTCTGTCAAGGTCTTCTATAACATTTAAGCCACTAACATTAAAAATATTACCACTTATATATAAATCATTACTCGTCCTTACATCACCATAATACTGGATATTCCCATATTTGTCAATAAGTAGCTGTGGATGCTCAAATTGATTATCACGATAATTAAATTTTAAATTACCATCATAACTATATATTTCATTTATTAGACTGTTCCTATCAGAATAATCTTCTTTTACAGAATTCGCAAATATTATATGAGGCTTCAAGTTGGTTCTATTAAAGTTAGTAAGCTGTATATTTAGATTACTATTCTTAACATATCGCCTATAATATTCTTCAACAATAATAGAATTGCTTAAACCCACGCCATATATTGAAAACTCATCCTTTATCTGTATATTAGAACTTACATAAATCAGCTCAGTATTATACATCCCATCTATAATCTCATTCGACGTACTAATGTTTAATATGTTAGAAATGTTATTATAACCCGTATTATAATCAGCATACGTTATGTTTGAATTATACCTTATAATGTAGTTGCTATTTGATAGGGTATTTGGAATAATATTAGAACTGTTGATACTGAAAGTATTCTTTCGATGGATTGCGAATTTACCTTTATATGCATATGTTAGATCTGTACCACTTGTAAAATTATAACATACTATGTTGGATGTTGTAGAATTGATATAAACATTAGATAATGAATTGATATCACCCAATTTTATTAGATTTTTATTAATAAATACTTTAGATATATTCTTTGTTGTACTATTAACCTTTGGTAAATAACTGAATATTTCATTATTAAGTGATATGATATTGCTTGTTATACCTCTATTGGTGTCCACGATCATCGCATAGTTTGATGTAAAATATGTGTTAGATGTGGTGATATCTGATAAATATGAAGGGATATTATAGATATTGTTAAATATACAAGAGAATTTGTAGTTTCTGCTTATTATATTGTTATTCAAAGTTATATCAAAAACATTAGATGTCTGGTTATTAACTAATCGCATCTCATCCAAACTCATAATCTCATTACTTGTATCCGATAATAACGGAGTAATACTAAACAACACCCTGTCATTCTCGAGCAAATTCTCTTTATTGAAATCAATCCTATACGCCGGCGTACTATTTATTATAGTATCTGTTGCTTTATAATTGCTGTTAATAATATTAGCATTCGTTTCATTAAACTTATATGTCAAATCAATATTAGAATGTATAGATAAATACGTGATTTTCTTAATATCATTAAGAGTTTTATAAACAACCGTATTATTATTTGCTATATTACTTCCAAAAATGTCATATGTTGGCACATACGTCGACGAAATACTATTATTATACGTGGTATCATATATTTTTGTGCTATTATCCCAGTAATTTGCGTTAGTCTGTTTTGTTAATACAATATTACAACTATTAACAGAAACTTTGCTATATATATAATCCTTCGTATATCTCGCATTTATTAACATAGTCTGTTCATCATATTCACTATTAATAGACATCGTCTGTAATGGCGCAGTCTCGTTAAACCCATATCTAACACCATCTCGCAAATTTATACCAGTCGTATAAGGATCTATTGTTAGTATATTAAGTAAGTCTTTTGCGCTGGGCTCAGTATTTGCCGGAACTACTGCGGCATCTATAGTAAATCGAAAGTTATTTGTTGTACTTCCTGAAGATATTGTAGCATATTTATTGCGGTCTCCAGCAATATTAGCCATGTTTATTTTTACAGGATTATAGGTGTTGGTTAATTGTAAGCCGTATATATTGTCATCATCTATGTGTAAACTAATATTACTATTGTATCCGCTTGTACCTTGTCCCAAATGCATGTAGGTCTTTGAAAAACTATTATTAAACTCTACAAACGAATGATAAAAGTCATTATTATTGTCATTTTTATAATAGCTGAATGTTAAATTAGTATTATCAGTTAGAAAATTATTATTATTTGAAACAAGAATTTGAATCATATTTTTAATATTATTACGATCCTTATCATAGTTAACATCAAAGTCGTTATATTTATAAATACCTAATTCTAATGCCGAGTAATCATGATCATGATTAATAGCGTTATTCGCATTATTCACAGCATTATTTGTAAGAAGATTCGACGTATATGTAATGAATTTTGCGACAGATAGCTGATCATTATTCTGCTTAATAACAAAAGGAATATCCGTATTAATTATTGAATCAACCACAATTGACTTTACGGGCTTAAAGACGATGTTTTTTCCCGAATGTTCAATATCTTCATAGTCTACAACATTTTTATAGATAATATTAGATACTGATACTACATCAATATACTTTGATAGATCAGTCTGTCCTTCTAATTTTTTAAGGCGAAAGTTGAAGTTATTACTGCTATTATCTATAATATTAATATTACCATGAACATCCAAGTCGCCATAAATAGACACAGCAACATTATTTTCAGCTTTAATAAAATCGTAATTTACAGTAGGATTATTAAAATCAACATGATAATTTGAGTTAAGCGTATTGTAATACATGGACATACCAAAAGAAGTCGGTTCTATCGTCTTATCCGTATATCCGATCTGTAGTGGACCGATTCTTGCGACATCACGTGAATCAATATCATTATACTTGTGATTTTTGTATATGAACCATTTTTCTAAATCTCGATCATCCCTTAAGTCCCTGTCATATTCGCATATATCAATCCCACTAAAATCTGCGTTATTGTGAAGACCACCTCCACGAACTCCCCTAAATATTCTGATTATAGAATGATTATAATCTTCAATATTTGTATTACGTATCTGTAAAGGTAGATGAACATCTTCACCACTCCACCCAAGTGATATTTTCTTATTTGTATAAAAACTATCAGGATTATTGGTTACCTGTAGAGTTTCTATAAGTTTATCATTCTGATAATATTCATCACTATTAATACCATATTTAACATTAAATCCTCGCATCTTCGTAGAGTAAGAAGAGATATTGTCATAATTAATACAATATTTATAGGTATCCTCGTTGTAAATATTAAAATAATTCCTATAGCCATTATAAACAAACCCAGACATCTTCGTAAGAACATCGTCCTTATATATATTATAATCAGTCGCAGCAATTTGACCATTAATATCTAAATGAATGCCTTCGTGAGGGAGCTTAGTATTTATACTTAAGCCAGTATTTGTAATAGCGAGCATAGGCGGACTATTAATTAAGTTAGGACGGAACACGTTATTTTCTAATGATGATATGTCAAATGAAGGGTAAAAATATATATTATGCTTTTTACCTTCTACGGGATTTGTGTTAATTAATAGACTGTTATCATAGAAATCTAAGTAAGAAAGATGTCCGACATTCGCAATATATTTATTGGCATTAACTTTGTCTTGTAGTATGACTTCAAAATTATTATTAGAACTTCTGGATTTAAATATATTAACAACGCCTGTAAACCCGTCGCTCGGATCGGGACCAACGCTCAATTTATTTGGAAAACTGATATTGCGATTTGCGTCGAGATTTGCGATATTACTATGGACATATGTAAAAAAATACTTATTAACGCCATTATCCGTATTGCTGGTTATTGTAGTGTATCCTAATGTTTCATCGCTAATATTTATAGGATTAACACGGATTCCTCCAATAACTAAATCATTAACTATCTCTAATCGATTCATAGATAGCGCAGTTGTATTTTCAAAACTTGTAGTCCCTCTAAAAGTCGCACTATCAGCGACAACTAATTTATTCGCATTAACAATCTCAGAAGATAAACTATAAGATACGTTAATATTTTTAGAAATTAAATTTTCCTTTATTTCTACAATATTGAATGAATAACTAAGACCTGTAAAAGTACCTGCTGTAATCTGTGAAGGTCGAATGCTACCCACGCCATCAGCACGAATATACACATCGTCCATGTGTTTGTAACTATTTGCGAAATTATCAAATATAATGATATCGTCAAATTTAGAAGCGCCTTTGACATCAAATTTCATCTGCTTAGTGAATGGTACTCTCGAACTAATGCCATCCGTCAATATATTCTTATAATATGTTAGATTGACCGCCTTATTTTTACCGATACATACATTCCCATTATTATCAATCGTCATAGCAGCATAGTCGCTATCATTCAAATATGTAGGAACAGCCTCCCTATTATATAAGGAGTTGATTTCGACTGCTGATTTATTAACATGAAATTCCAAAGGCATGCCTTTAGTGGTAGAGATGACGGCAGGTGATATATTACTGCCTCCGATAATACCGATACTAAGCTTGGATAATTCTTCGGTGCTTGTATTATATGTGTCATTTCTTAGCGCTATATGAATATTGTTAAAATCATTATTGGGAGTCGAATTAATATTTAAAGGATGTTGATTATAATTTGTATCGACCAATCCGCCTAATGTTAGATAATTTGGTGTATATATATTATTAACAGGATACTTTGTGTCATATAGATTGTTAAAGTATGTAACCACTCCTGTTTTGAATGGCTGCGATTGCGACAAGATATTCACGCTTTTTATCAAGTCTATTAAAGCGTTGCTGCCAATCTCGCCGCTAATAGATATATTGCTAAATTGAATACTATGGGCATTAATAGTACCTTCACACTGGATATTCCTATTAATATAAAGAGATGTGTTAGGTTGCCTGTAATTTGATGTAATATATCGTGAAGTATTGATTGCGACCCCGTCATGATTAACATACATATTCCATTTTGTATCCATCTGGTTGCTATTATTATTCGCAGTCCCCATCCCATCGCCAACAACTAAATATTCGTTATCATTCAAGGAAAGGCGTTGGATGTCTTGAATTGTATTTAACCCGATCCCTAATGAATCTACTTTGACAATAGGTTCTGTGTCCTGAACAATAAAATCATCCATTTTACTATATGTAATTCTATTTTATTCTATTTAAAAGAAATAAACAATTAATATTTATATAATAATAAAATGATATAATGAAAAAATGATATTAATATATTACTTTGAATATTTATAAGATTACAAAGATATGAAGCGCATCCAAGGTATACATAACAAAACAAAGGATATTGACATCAATAACCAGCCCTATAATAATAAGAATGTTCTTCTACAAAGCAACGATTTAACAGATATATTCAATAATAACGGGTTGAATGACATAGAGTTTAAAAATATTGATTTGTATCGTGTAGCGTTTGTTCACAAATCATATTGTACCATGAAGAACATCGATTTTGATAAGAGTAATATTAACTGTCCTACAGATTGCTTACCGCTTCAAGATATGTCTTATGAACGTTTAGAGTTTCTTGGTGATTCTCTTATTGGCATGATTGTTGCTAACTATTTATACAGCAGATTTCCTGATCAAAATGAAGGCTTTCTTTCAAAGATTCGAACAAAAATTGTTAATGGCCGGATGCTTGGATATTTGTCAGATAAAATAGGTTTCCCTAAGTTTGCTATAATATCAAAGCAGGTTGAGGAATCTGGTGGCAGAAATAATTTCAAAATTATGGAAGATATATTTGAGGCATTTATAGGTGCTCTATTTCTTGACTTTCAGACAGATAGCGACAAGGTTCAGCTTCCAAATACTATTAAGATTGCACCGTTTACTGGTGCTGGCTACTTTATAGTTGAAAGTTTCATTATCTATATTATAGAGAATTATATTGATTTTTGTGAACTCATAAGGATTAAAAATAATTACAAAGATATGCTTGTATCCTACATGATGCACAACCTCCAAGATATTCCAAAGTTTTACGAAGTAAAGATATTGATGAAAGATAATATGCGCATTTTTACCTACTGTATAAAAGACAGAAATAACGCAATTATTGCTACATCGACTGGGAGCAATAAGAAAGAGGCCGAGAATAATACGGCAAAAGAGGCGTTAATCTATTATAATGTGGATATCTGCGAGTATAATTCGAATATATAGTATTGTAATAATATTATATAAACAAAATATATAATTTTATATTTACTATTACAATTATAATTCTTTCACATAATGGATAAATTAAATATTACACATCTTGTTTTATCTGGAGGGGGTATGCGTGGTGTAATATTTATAGGAGCGCTTAGATATTTATATATTGAAGGGTTGCTTAAAAACATTACACATATAGCGGCAAATTCGATAGGCTCTTTTGTAGCTCTTTTTATTACTTTTAAGTTAACAATAGAGGAGATCGAGGAGATTATTTATAATTCGAAGGATGACAAAGATCTATGTGTAATACCAACTAAAAATTATTATAGAATTATATCAAAATTGGGTTTATGTTCGATTGCGCATTTTATGGAACATTTAAGAAAAAGATTGCGTATCAAGTATCCTGATATGGAAGACATGACATTTAAAGAGGCTTCACAAAGGTTTGGTGTGAATCTCTATTTTTCAACAACAAATATTAATAGATGTGAGAATCGTATTTTTTCTATAGAGGATACTCCTGACATATCTGTGTTTACTGCTTGTGAAGCGTCTATGGCTATTCCTTTGATATTTACACCAATAGTTATTGATGGCGAACATTATTATGATGGTGCGTTCTCTAATAATTTTCCTATTAAAATATTTTCACATATATCTAAAGAGAATATTATTGCGATGATATTGTATAAAAAACGAGAAGAATATGTGCCTACAAATACTAAAATAAATATATTTTATATATTGCGGCAAATATGTAAAATGTTTGAAATATTGCGTGTAAATCAAGTAACTATTAATGAGTTAAAAGAGGAGGATCGAGACTACTACTTTATGCCCAATAATATAACTATGCAACATTCTATGAACATTATTGTGAATCGGAAAGGTGTTAAATTAGAATTATCGGATGAACAGATCGATGAGATGATCCTATATGGGTTTAGTTGTATGGCTGATTATATTGATAAACGCAAGGAGTTATTATATGATAAAAATAAATTAAGACTTGCGGAGCTCAGCGATCTATGTGGTGATACTTAGCAAATTATATATATTACTGGGATTTACTTGATGTCTTGTTTGAAGATTTGTTTGAAGATTTGTTTGGAGATTTGTTTGGAGATTTAGATTTGTTAGGAGACTTGCTTGGAGATTTAGATTTGTTAGGAGTTTTATAATACATTTGAGTTCTATTTGTTTGCTGATTATCATGTGGTTTTATTTGTAATACGACTGGTTGTTGTTTTTGTATTGGTCGTATACTTTGTACATTTCGTATACTTTTATTTTTAGATACCCTTCTAATTAATTTTGGGGCTTCTGGAACTATTTTTTTATATCCATAACTTCTACAAAATTGATCTACATTAGGTTGTTGCTGTTGTTGTTGCTGCGGTTGTTGTTGTTGCTGTTGTTGTTGCTGATACATAGGAAACATGAGATTATGAGTATATGATGGATGTCTTTGTAGTTGTCTTCGTGGATGATATAGCGACTGTCTTAGCTGTGGTCGTAGTTGCTGTAGTGGCTGTAGCTGCTGTAGTGGCTGCTGATAATGTGGTATATTATACCTGGGTAAATCATACCTTACAATTTTATTGTTTATACGGTATTCAAGATAGCTTGGATATAGTTTGGGTGCACTTGGTAAATCTCTTTTTATACTATTGCTTATTGTTCTCTTATTATTCGCATATTGGAGTGCTTCTGTAAGAGTATTGGGCATTCTAATATATATACTATAAATTATTATATATATAGTATAAATTATATATATTATTATTATAGTATTAAAATGAATAATAATAATGAACCATATATATTTCTATTAGATTTAGATGGAACCATTATAGGTGATTGTAGTTATCAGTGTGATATTTATAATATACAAGAAATTATAAAGAAGAACATAATATTAAAGAATAATAATATTCAATTAGGTAATCTGGTAAAATATAAAACTACATGCGACAGAATGCTCGACAACTGCTATAATTTACAATCAAAACTTTTAAGACCACATTTTGCGACATTTATGTCTGAAATGAAAAAGAAGTTCCCTAACAGTTTTTTCTTTATTTATACTGCCTCTGAGAAATCGTGGGCTAATAAGGAGATTTTAATTATAGAAAAGCAAAATAACATTAAGTTTAATAGACCTATATTTACAAGAGATAACTGTTTAAAAGATGCGTCAGGTAATATTAAGAAATCAGTTAATAAAATACTACCGCAATTATTAAAGGCAATAAAGATGCCTAAGACCCATTCGATTGTTAATAATATTATAATTATAGATAACAACCCTACATTTGTCGATTATACTGACAATCTGCTAATTTGTCCTACATATGATTATCTAAAGTTCCACAATCTATGGGAGAATATCCCTCAAGAATATGCTAAGATATCTGAGCTTAAGCATTTTGTACTAAGATTAATCTCGAATAAAAAGATGTATGTCAAGAATAACCCGTCAAATACTATAGTATTAGAGAAATTACATAGATGGTTGTATAGGAAATATAAAAAAATAAATAAATATAATAATAAATATGTTAACGATTCTTTCTGGCTAAATCTCACCACTCTTATCAAACACCATAATATCACATCATTTAATAAAAGGACTGTTAACTTGTTATACAAGAGCATTTAAGGAAAGAGCATTTAAGGAAAGAGCATTTAAGGAAAGAGCATTTAAGGAAAGAGCATTTAAGGAAAGAGCATTTAAGGAAAGAGCATTTAAGGAAAGAGCATTTAAGGAAAGAGCA